TTTCGAATCCAGCACCATAGGCTTCATGGTAAGCTCTAAAATACTTTAACTTCTTTGTGCGTTTTAGAACTGCATCGATGTGCTTTTCAACATGGTCGTCGGTGCCGTCATTTGATTCTGGCGGAATCACTGGAGTAGGTATAACTTGCTCAAACGCTACACCCTTACGAGTGTGCTTTTTCTCGTTAGAATATTTTTTGAGAAGCTTCTTCGTCTCAGCATCGTCACCGATTGTCTCGTCTGGGGCTGCGTATTTGAAGTCATCTGCATCTACGTCACCATCAAGATCAGTATCGATGTGCTTAACATTATCTTTGTACTGATGCTTGAACGGGACACCAATTCCAAGATGGTGCTTCACCGACATCTTATCTTCTTTTACAGTTCTCGCTGAAGAGATCCATGATTTTGCTTCAGGATTCGTAGGTGTTATCTTTGCCCATGAACTGATCTTGCGGTATGTAGAAGTAACAGCACCTTCAAAGTTAGATCCTTCAGAGTTATCGATTACGAACATCTTAGTACCAAAGAAGTTCTGGAACTTACCAATGTTCTTTTGAACACCGTTCCACATCGACTCAACTTCTGTATCCGGTAGTGATCTGCTACGTGCAGCATTACGAGCTTTAGCAGTATCGAGGTCGGTGTTGACAAAGATCATCGCGACTTCATACCCAAGCTTCTTGAGCTTTGAAGCTTGCTTCTCGATCTTTTCGTAATCTTTACCGGTTCCGTCGATAACTAAACCAAGACGTCCTGCAAGAGCAAGGTCCATCTTCTTGCCGGTGATAGCTTTCGCTGCACTACGAATCTCTTGACCTTTTTCTGAGTAGATGTCTTCAGGTGTAGTCTTAAGACCTGCTTTTGCGAGTGCACGCTCGAACACATCGTCAGAGTTAATTACTTTAAAACCAAGTGCTGTAAGTGCAGTCTTACCAACGATGAATGACTTGCCTGATCCTGGTCCACCTGCAAGAAACACGGCTTTGAAGATTGAAGGATCATTTACGCCTTCGTTTAGACCCTCTTCGCGAAGATCTTTATCTGCACCATGGTAAGTTCCCTTACCTTTGGTGATGTAAGAATTTACACGAGCATAACCCCATTGCTGCGGAGTAGTGCCTGGACGATGACCGGTTTTCCACGCAGCGACTCCACGGTCAAATACTTTCTTTAAAGTACTATAGGAGATACCTGACTTCTCAGCTTTATTTTTCAGGCCTTCCATGGCCTTTGCTTCGTCAAGATTAATCGAACTACTAATCTCTTCTGCGATCATCATCATTTCGATAAGATCGGCGTCGTTCTCTACTTCGAGTTCTTCTTGACGAACAATATGACGGAAAGCACGGAAGCGGCGATCATATTTTAATGAACCGTCTCCATTGTACATCATGTGATAACGACGAGTATGGACAGATGGCTTAGTCTTAGCAGTAGCATCTCCAGGCGCTGGCTTGTATGCGGCTGGATTGTCGTCGTCCATTTCACCGTACTTATTAAAGTGAGCTTTACGCTTTGCTGCAGTTGACTTGCTTAGACCAGCATAATAATCTTCGTTGAACAACGATTCAAATGCATGATCAACGTCTTCTTTCTGTTGGTGTAGAGAAGCAACTCTTTGAAGCTCTGCTTTACGTACCTTTGGAAGAAGACGTGCTGCAATCTTTGCGATAGCACCTTTTCTCTTCTCAACTCTTTGATCGATCATGATCTTTTCTGATGGCGAAAGATCTGCATAGTTAGCGCCACGATCACCAGCAACTCTTTTACGGATGAGTTCAATCGCTTTCTTACGAGCTCTTATCGCTAGCTTTTGATTTGAAGCAATACGGTTCTTTAGTCTTTCCCGAGCAGCTTCCATTTTGCGTTCATACTTACGCATTACAAGAGCACGCTTTCTGCGCTGTGAGAAATTCAAAACATATTCGTCAAGTTCAACATCTTCTGATAGTTTCATACCTGCCCGAACCATATCATAGATGTCTTGCGCATGTGATTTAAGCTTTACTGGAAGACCGGATTTGAATTTATCTTCTTCACCCTTAGCTGCTGCTTCTCTCATTTTTGAAGCAGACATACCTTCTACGCCTTCGGCATCTGGATCTCTTTCGCCTGCAGACACAACAGCAATTGACTTCATTGTATAGTCTTTGCCATTATACTTATTTAATAGAGTCTCAAACTCCTGTACACGATCCTGTCCTACGACAACGGTCACTTCATCATATTTTGATTGAAGCGACTTCATTAAGTCAATAATTGTTTTTGCAGGTGACGACTGAATAATACCGCCAAATGCTTCTTTGGCGATCATAACTTTATCTGAATACGAGAGTGGATTCTTTTTTGCGTCTTGTGACTGGCTCAAGTAAATTTCAGCCTTGCCGCCAATTTTACGAGCAACTTCCTGAACCTTTTTTACCAGCTTTTCGTGGCCAATAGTTGGAGGGTTCATTCTTCCCCAAGAGATAACTACCTTTTTTGATGAAGCTTCCTTGAGAGTTGGATTCACTTCAATGCGGTTGTTATTAAGCTTTTCGTCTTTTTTAGACTTCTTTTCCATAAGATTCTCCTCACGTCACGGGTTTGCCTTGGCCTAACCGCAAGCTTCTATTATGCATATTTATAGTTTAACGGAAATGACAAGAAAACGATGGAATAAAATCATAGTTTGCGGTAGCTGACTTTTTCCACAGAGTCGACTCTCGTAGCCATCCAATAGCTGGAGTTGGGTCCATGATAGCCAAAGGAGTATTTGTTCTACGCTGATTCTTAATGAAGTATGCGTTGTCAATGCAACCTAGAACTCCATATGTTTCGATTTCAGTAACCATTGCTTTAGCAGTAGTTGGTGTAAGCGCGTACGCGTGGGCGCCTTCATGTGCTGCTAATTCAATAACTCTTTGAGGAGGACCAGCTGAGATGTGGTCATACTTTGAAGGGTCAGTTGTCTTATATCCAAGCACTACGATTCTATCATCGGGAATATCGACGTTTGGATTATGTAACATTATTGCATCGTGTTCAAGAACAATAGCAGCTTCATTACCTTCAGATATCTTTTTCCAAATAGCTGCATGGCCTGCAGAGCAACACTGTGTATTATCTATACGTGGATTTCCAACTAAGCCATGCAGTGTAGGAGTGTTTATTCCGGTTCTGAGCCAGGAATCATATATCGATATGTTGGTGTATCCTTCAAAATATTCCCATGCTAACCCAACCGCGTCACACGAGTCCGCACAAGTCTTAGCATACTCTCTTGAGATATGATTGTCAATAGTTAAAATATATGCTTTAGTAGGAATCATTTTACACCTTCCCGATAATCGACGCCGCCGCCAGTTGAACCCCATAAGTGATGAGCATAAACTTTATCCGTGCCATTATAATTTGGCATCGCGCGGTCGTAATGAGTTGGGATAAAGTAATGCGAAGGCCAAATTACGATGTTTGGTTTAAAGTGTGGAATGACATGTGCTAGCCATTCGTTGCCAGTAGATTTCCACGGATACCTACTCATTTGATCTGTGCGCAAAGGATGCAAGATATCAACGAGTGTTTTCACAAAGTCATTGCCAGGATTTGCTGCAAGAATAGGCTGTACAAATCCTGGACGAATCTTTTCTTGTTCATAACAGGTGTAGCAGAATTCTTTTGGAGCAGTAAAGAGTTCATCAGTATTTTCCATGCACAAGAAGTCTGCTTCTGGAAAGAAACCGCCGCGTTCGTATAACAGTTCATATCGGATTAGGTCAGAAACTCCGCTATATAATCCCATAGCATAATAATGGTCGATTAGGTGCTGATTATGGAATTTTCTTGACTCAAGATCTTGTTGAGTAAAGATACTATATTCCCAGTCCGGATGTTTTTCTTTCCAAGTATTCATCCACTTCATAGGTGCAGGTCTTGGTCCGATCCAGATCTGCGTCATCTTCTTTTCAATGTTCATATTCAACCTCTCACAAAAATAGCATCCATCGAAGTCTTTTGAACCAGTCGATAACCAATTGATTCAAGGAATTCTCGTCCACATTCTCTTTCGGTAATGATAACTGGACTACACATCTCAATTAAATTTATAGCACCCTTCAAAGCCTCGGTTTCATATCCCTCAAGATCAAAGTGGATTAGATCACACTTATCAAGGCCTAAACTATCGATAGTGATCATTTTTACTTCACCCGGACTTTCATTCACTGTATACATGCCGACGTTATTTTCTTCGCCAGGTGCAGTCGGTGAATCAAGGCTTACTAGTTTTTCAGCAGAACCGAGTGCAACATTTTGGTGATGTATACCTTCGACATCACAGTTTCTTTCAAGACAATAATAATTTGTAGGATTCGGTTCAAACGTGTATACACGCTTAAAATGATTCTTGTAGAATCGAGGATACATACCACAACATCCACCAGCTTGTACTACAACATCTCTTGCTTTTACAAATTTTAGAAAAGCTTCTTTGTCGCGTATCCAATCTTGAAGTGGCCAATGAAAAGCATTAAAGTCACGTACTGGCCAGAGTAATTTATCTACACCTTCGATGGCCACAGTTCTCATAGCAAGTTCGTCATTTATCATTTTATCACATACCAAATAAAATCTTGTTCTTTAAAGTAGTTTTCGCCAAAATGCTTTTCTACAGCTTCTTTTACAGTCGGCCAATGAATATCATGCCCAATCACGTACCCGCCTTTTTTCACCTTTGGCATCCAATGAATAATATCTTCATCTACACCCTTAAATGAATGGTCTGCATCGATGAATACAAAATCTAGGCTCTCATCTTCAACAAGCTTTGACGCTTCATTAGTGTATCCACGATAGATAGTTGCTCTACCGTTCGATGCATCACAAAAAGACTTAATATCTTCATAGTATTGTTCATGCTTCCATACGTGACCATCTTCGCCCGGAATGTACTTTTGCGGCCCATCATTCTCAGGTTGTTCTGCATATAAGTCAACACCAAACAAACGAAGATCTGGACAGTTATTTACTAACCACTTAAAGGTTTCACCATACCATACGCCGAGCTCTGCCCCACGAGTCCAGTTATTTTCTTTCACAAATCTTTCAAGAGTCTTCCACCGCCACACATTACCGCCGTTGTGGCCACGATCCATTATTACCATATCTTCCTCCAATAAAAAAGGAGAGTCGAAACTCTCCTTGACTCAATTCTATTTATTGTGATTGATCAGTACCAACGAATACCACGACGATCGAGTTCTTCCATTCTGCGTTCAAGATCGATATGATCATACGACTCAGAAAGATACTTGTGAGCCCAAGTTTTCTCGTCGTATCTCTCAAAAAATTTAACTATCTTTTTCCACATTATTTGCCACCATTTTTCTTTTTGTCGCCAATGTCTTTAAAGTATGAATGATCTGGATCTATCATTTGCGACCATCCTCATAAATATTAGCGGCCATGTTCGTAACATAATCAAGTGATTCGTGCGGATACTCAAACTTAAGTGAATGAGCGAGATCTCTAATCTTTTTTTCTTTTGATCCGGATGGAATTGCTTTTAGCATAAGTTCGATCGAGCGAAGGATTCCATTTGATATTGCGATGCTAAGCGGGCTAATTGCTCGAGCAGTTTCATTTACAGCGGCGTACATTCTTTTCTCCGTATACTATACCTTTGTCATACGGATATATTTATCACAAAAAGTCGACAGTTTACATTGACATTTAGGTATAGCCGGTAGTCACTTCGTTAACGTGTAACTTCTTCCCAGTCGATTGAACCAAAGCAGTTTTGGTTATCTGTATCGGATGTTACTGCAAGAGTAAGTGACGATGGTGTACTAGTTAAGCTGTTACGCTCAAGTTGGAATTGGAAAAGTGATTCCTTAAGTCCTTGAAACGCTGGTGAACCCTGATTTGATGAGTTGATAAACCCACTGGCGAGAGTTCGACCACCACTCATCGCTGTTCCAAGTATTGTGTATTCGACGGCAGAGTCAGCGCCACCGTCTGCCCAAGCTCCCGTAGTAATAGCCGCTCCTACAACTAATTTCCAGTTGTAGTTTATACCGTTACCTGTCCCCAGAAACGACACCGCGGATGGTATTACAATTGCATCAAGTGCAGTCGCCTTTAATCGAATTGATACCACCGGATAGTAAGTACCCTTTGTGGCTAGATTCTTTGGGGCGGTAATAAGTGTACCAACACCATTCTGTTGACCTCTGAGTTCATAACCACCTTCAGACATAACACTTGTACAAATTTGCTTTAGTGTACTAGAACCAGATGTAACACCTGTATTGGTTATTTCGTATCGTGCCGGCAATGATGCCGTTGTAATATATGTCGAAGTGATTATATTCGCGTGATGGAATGAGTGGCAATGAATTAACCTACCATCAATAACAAAGCCAACGCGGACTGTGCCAAGGCCTAACCATTCAATATCTGTCCACATAATTTGAGCTTTTGTGATATCAAGTGTCATAAGCGATGGGCCGGTTCCATCAAGTTTATCGAGATTCCAGTTAGCTTGTGTAACTCTATTCTCAGTTATAGCACCGGTGACGTATGATCTTTCTACAAAGGCTAATGAACTTCCATTTAATTCAAGATAGATTCCGTTTTGAGCGCCAAAGTATCCAACACGTTGTCTTAGATTTGTTTTTGCCGGAGCCATAACGAATGTGTTTAGGTTAAGCAAAGACTTACCTGGCTGATATGAAAACACCTTTGTTGTTTCACGAACTACTTCGGCGCCAGATGAAGTATTTACGTTTAGGTTAACCAGACCTTCATTCGCAGAGTGCGCATATGTACCACCCGAGGTATTTGCTGTAGACCAAAGACCATTGTCTTTGAATCTATGTGATGAATCAAAGAGTGTCATCGGCATTGAAACTCTTGCTCGGCCAAACGCATCAACTGCAACACCAGTTGGGTTCGATGGACCAACCAGATTGCCGTATTGATCGGCTAACATTACTGTTTCAAACAGCGTCTTATTATCACCAGTGTATTGGTGTGTATTTTTGTTAAACTGTGCCATTAACGCTGCCATCCTTTTATGATTTCGGGTGAGAAGTTTGCGCGGCTGAACTGAAGTCTGTCGACCAGTTTTACTGCGTTCTTGCCCATGTGATCGATTGCAACGAATCCTTCTTGCTCTGTAACTTTGTAGCCATCAGCAGTTTTAAGGAACGTTCCAATCTGTTTTGCTTTATCTAGTTTTCGTATAATGAGGTGCTTAGCATCTACGACGTAGTTGTACATATCAAAGATTTTCACGATGTCAGCCTTTGAAGTATTTGAGAAGTACTTCATAACTTCTGCACGCTTCGCTTCACCTGCAGCTTTTGCTTTATCAGTCGCTTTCTTGTCGATCTCTTTCTGATAATAGTCGTGCACATATTTTACAAGACCATCAACAAACTGAGTGGTATTACCAATACGTTCACCAACTCGTACCTTCGAGTTGATGTATGCCTTCACACGAATAAGAAGATCGTCGTTCTCTGAGATTCCATCAAGAGTTGATCTCTTTAATCCTGAGAAGATCTTACCGGCCTTCGATAAGATCTCAGTGATCTCTTTCGTCTCGGCAGCATTAAAGTTAGCAGAACCCGAGACGTCTTTGTAAACTGCGTCTACTGACCAGACCGACTTCGTTTTCTTGAGGCCGCTTGCGATCTCCTCTCCAAAACTCGCTGACATTGATTCAAGAGTGTTTCCTCGGTATGTAGTGTGCCAGACCACACCGATTCTTGAGGCAAGGATTTCACGAGCAAGTTGGCTGTTCTTCGGTATCGCGTAAACAATCGTGTTAGGATGGAAAGTAATATACGATTCTCCATCAATATCCACTTCTCGTATATCTTCTTTCGAATATAAGAAGTCACCTTGTACCACTCCTGTAATACCAAGCTTTGAGAGCTCTTCAAGAGCAATCTTGAGCTTAGTGTTCAAATCACCTGATGTATCTGCATCAATATCAGCTGGCGTCTTATACACCTTTGGGTCTTTATTGAAGATACCCTTCTTTGCTACAAAGAATTTACCATCGCTTGGATCAATACCTGCAAAGACTGCTGGCGCACCATCCCACTTGATAGTTACATTCACTGACTTCGTAGAGTTGCCAGCGAGCATGTCACGAAGAGAACGAAGATAGTTAATCGACTGACGTGCACCTTCGACACCAGCATTAAGGATGTTATCCTCGATATGCTCCATGTGAGTGTTCTTTGATTCTACGAGAAACTTGTCGAATGATAGCATTATGGTATTACCCTAAATTTAATATCGTTTGGATACTCGCCGCCCTTCGAGTTTCGAATCTCAATAAGATATTTTTGATGTGTGTTTTCGCAGAAAATTCGTGTTGACTTTGAAGTTATTCCAGGATAATCAATCCTTGTCACCTTAATACCCCGTGATAGCTCGTTGAGTTTGTTGCGGTCTAGCCAGAATACTTTCCATCCACCCGATTTTTTACGAACATAGAAGTAATTCAGACCCCATACACGTTCAAAGATTTTTTCAATCTGTGATACATTCGCGTTAGGTGTCTTAAGTTTACTACGAGTATTAGGATCAATGTTGTTTCGAATATCAAAGCCACTTTGAACTTTGTTTAGATCTACGCCGAAGGTGCGAAGAAATTCTGCACCTTCTGAATCTCCAACCAGATCACCTTTGGCGTTGAAGATAGAACCACCACCTGGCCATGCACTTACTGTGCCGCCGCTCACATCTTTCAGAGAGATATACCACTTCTTTCCAGTACGATCGGTGAGAACAATGTCGCCAATGACTGCGTTCAATTCTTCAAGCGGTATTCCAGTCTTTTTTGTAGATCCTTTTCGCTGATTCACCTTTACGATTTCAGTATCAGCAAATGGTGGATATACTTCTTCCATTTGTCTTACAAGCTTAGCAAAACTTTGTTCCGATGCTCCCATGAAAAACATATTTAAATTTTCAACGGTCTGAGTCTCGAAGTTCTCACCTTTGTTTGCACCCCGAGCAATGACAGCATCAACGATTACACCTTTATACGTAAACGTGTAACTTGAGTACTTTGAACTATTTGGCGATATTACGTTGTATTTAGCGTCGAAAATCTTATTTCCACGCAGACCAGCTTTCAAATGCGCAACAAAAGATTCAGATGTATCAACGGTCTTCACAATCAATTGCATTCTAAATTCACGTGTAGTTTTATCTTTACCGACCTTTCCCATCGGCAAAGTTGGCGCTACTTGATAGTTCTTGTCTTTTCCAATCTTATTCAAGAGATCGGCAATCTCTTTGTAAATATCAGATTTTGACTTAGCAAAGCTAGAAAAAGGTTTGATAACCATAACAACCTCTCAGTTCATTTGAAGTATTTATAAAAAAGGAGGAACCTTAGTTCCTCCTCATCTGCGATACTTCAATAGCTTGTTGGCCGCTTGTAATCGGGACAGCGTTTGACTTGTGCATAGTGGCGATACCCATGATGTAGTCGCCAGTGTATACGTTAGCTTCTTTCTTTGTACCGTTACCAGCAATACCATTCGTGAGCTGTGCGTTCTCAACAATACCTTCACGAAGATTTACATGCTCAACACCTTTCAGTGTCTTACGACCATTCACTCCAATCGAGGCAAGCCATTCGTCATGGCGTGCTTGTGCTTCGATCATCCTCTTGGTCGGTTTCCTCTTCTTTGTCTTCGAGTGTATAGTCATAAAAGCCAAGGGCAACTCCTGTGAAGAATGTACGGCTATCAGCTGGAATATAATTTATGTGAAGATAAAAGTCAATCTCTTCTTCATCAGTAAGAATCATTCCACGAGAAGGGTATGGCATAAAGCCATCCATATCCCAGTTGATCGCATCTTGCATTGATAGTTTGTAATCACGCATCATCTCAAGAATGCGCTTATAGTAGATATCAGTAGGATCCCGGCTTTTGGTGTATGTAGCTCCAAAGTAGTTCATGCTGATGCTCGCTCGTATACAGTTTCGACAAAGGAATACGGTGCACCACTCAAGCGCATTGCGGTGAGCAGCATGTTATCTACATCGAATACTTCTCGAGCAGCCTCCATGATGCGAGCTTCTGTGATAGCTTCTTCGATAAGTTCACGTACAGTTTGCATTCGTTGCTCCTTAGTACCCAGGTTTCATAACGATAACACTGAACCGATTAACTTCTACCATATTACCACCTTCCCACTGAACTGTCAACAGCGAACCGTTGACTGCGACAACCTTTCCACGTGCATTCTTATTAAGGAACGCGCGAACGTTTTGGCCGACGGTAACAGACGTATCGAGTAGCATGGCTTTTCCTCTTTGCTTCTACTAGATCTATATAAGATACTTCAAACCAAATGTCAACTGGTTTGTTGAATTTTTGTCGAAACATCCTTCGGTTTGCGTTGTGGGCAATCACGGCCCTGATTACAATCGTTATTGCATGGTGGGCAAGTCTTCATGGCACTACCCTTTGATCTCTGCGAGGATGGTGCGGGCGGCCTTGCCGAAATCCGTGCTGCCTGCACCCCACGGGCCGTCGCTAGGTAGTCTTATCTCGTTCTCCCATGCGTAAAAACGCAAAGCCTCCACCGCCTTCGCCAGCTTGGCTTCGAGGTCAGCCACGGTGTTGTGGTGTTCTCCACAATAGCCAGTGTTTAGGCAATCCGTGCAGCCATACGACTCTAGTGCGCCGTGGGGACCGCGACAGGTCATGCACACACCCTCTCGGTGAGCGACATCCGACCAGTGATCCCGATCCTCCACCGCCTTTGCCAAGAGACCTTCGGTCTTGTGCAGCCTTTCAGCAAGTCGATCAGAGACAGAAGATTGATCCTTTAGGGCCTTTTCAAGGGCTTCGATGCGGTCGGCATTCACCTTCGTTAGACTTTCTGGGTAATACGGGCAGTCTTTGTGATGCTTCCTTTCGCCGCCGTAGAACACAATGCACCCCGCAACACACTTCGGATCGTCAGTCATTAGTTTTGTTTCCTCTTTATACAGCGAAGGTAGTCCTGCAACATCTTCTGGAGCAATGTTACCAGGTTCGGTGTGGCGACTAATGAAGTGGGTATCATTGATAGAGCCTTCCAGCTCTAGCACCCACTCATCTGTGCTTTCGCGATACCATACTTTGCCAGTGATTGGATATACGTTAACCATTAGTTCGTTTCCTCAAAGAAGGCCAAACACGATTACAATTAAAAAGATAACGGGGATGATTAAAGCAGTCATTAGAAGTCACTCCAGTTCATTGCCATACCAACGTTGCATTCTGCATTACGTTTGGCTGTTTCGAAGTCTACGAAAGGGCCGGCCGAGGTGAAGTTGTCAAGCAGACGACCTTCGGGGGTGAAGAGCATGTATTGGTTGGCATGGTTCTTGTTGATAATCACCGGCTTAATCGAGTTGGTGGCGGTGAAGACGGTTCCGGTCTGTTCGAAGGTCATCATGGTTGTTCTACCTTTGCTCTGCTTATAGTAGTAATATAAACATTTTTTTAGTAATGTCAATAGCCCGAGCACACTTTTTGTATAAATAATCGTATGGGTGCGTGTAATCACGTTAATTAACGTAGAGGCAAGTGTGATAGCATACAAAATCACAGATGGAACAGTTGGGGTCGCATCAAGAATGCCGGTGGGGTTCCGCCCAACATTCACGTATCGTGCACGGTGAAATACCGCTCAATTAAGTTTGAGCGGTATTTCCTTTTGCATGATCATCTGGATACTTGAGTGTAAAGAACGGTGGAGTGAATCCATCGAACCCAGAACCTAAGTTCAACGAACGACAAAGTTTCGTTGCTGCATCCTTATCATTTCTACGAGCTACAATCAATTCGGATCCTTTTTCAACGATCTCAAACGAGTTGTTGTTTTCATTTACGCGGTAGCCCATCAGTTAAACCCTCCAAAATTCGGTTTCTTTTTCTTAAAGCTGCTTAGTCGCTGCGGTTCAAAGTCATGATCTGGCTGAAAGTCTGAGTCTTGCACCATAGAAGAACCATCAAATATAGGTCGATCTTGTTGTTTTGGCCCACCAGTGATACCTTCTTGAGCAGACTCTTCGACATCAAACAGGCGCATCTTTGAGCGGTCGATACCGACAACGAATCGTTTAGGGCTATCAACACTACCCCAACGGTTCTTCAGCTGTTTGACGAGAAGCTGACCACGGCTCTCATGATCTTCTGTCGAAATAAGTGCAAACATGAAGTCGGCAGTTGCAGGTAGACCGAACGATTCTGATGTATCGGTTAACTCGACATCAGAGTTACCATAACCAGAACGAGTGGTCTGAGTAGCAGTCATAACTGGAACGTTGAACTCCATTGCAAGACCACGAAGCTCTTCTGCAATCGCTTTAATCATCATATACGAGTTCATGTTAGCACCATGTTTCAACCGAGCACTCATACAGATGTTTAAGTAATCGATGAAGATAACATCGGGCACAAAGTTTTTCTTTAGCTTCAATTCATTCAACAGGTGACGAAAGTGATTTGCACCTGCAGAACTCGTAGGGTATTCCTTCACGATAAGTTTGCCTACTGTTCTCGCCTTTATCTTTTCAATCTTCGAGTTGTAGATAGGCTTTGGAAGCAGACGAAGATCGTCAAGAGTTACATCAAGAAGATTTGAATCGATACGTTCGGCGATTCGTTCTTCAGCCATTTCCATGGTGATGTAGAGAACGTTCTTACCAGCAGATAGAGATGCTGCAGCGCAATGAGTCATGAACAAAGTCTTACCAACACCAGTGCCTGCAAGAGCAACCGACAGAGACTTTTTACTTAGGCCACCCTTTGTGATCTTGTTGAAGTACTCAAGATCAAACTCAAGCTTCTCTTCTACTCGATGATAGAAGTCAAAGCGCTCATCTGCATTTTCAAGGAAGTCATGACCAACATTTGTATCAAAGCTTACACCGAGAGCATCACTCAATAGTTCTGGGATTGCACCCTTATCAAGATCTTTAATCTTACCATCGAGAACAAGGATTGATTGACGAACTGCGTTATAGATCGCTTTGTCTTGACAGAACTTTTCGGTCGTATCAACCAACCAAGTCATGTCAGTCTTTTCGTCGTAAGTCAACGAATCAAGAGTTGTATTGACTTGTTTGTACCGTTCTTCATTCAATGAATTCGATGCATCGATTGCAATCTTCAAAGCCGAAAGAGTAGGCAATCCGTTGTATTGATCGATGTACGACTTAATCGTAGTGTAAATAAACTTTTCGTTTTGATCCTCGAAGTACTCGTCTTTCAGGAAAGGCAAGACCGTTCTTACATAACCTTCATTATGAATCATACCTGCTAAGATTGTTTGTTCGATCATACATACCTCATATCAATTGGACTGGTGGCAGCGAATCTGCCACCAGTTATAGTTCTATCAGTCTTCAAGATCTTCGTCGTCAATATCAACGTGTGCCTCGTCATCGTTAATAAGAGTACGAGTTGCAACAGTGTATTTGTTCTTAATATACTCTGCAAATCCAGTTTTGTCAAACATCATTTTCCAGAATACACCGTTGTCAGCAATCTCTTTTGCACGAAGCAATTTATCCGAGAGTACTTCACCGCTTTCAGGATCGACTGCTTCATACCAACCAACTTTTGGTTTACGCAAGAACCCGCCTTCTTCAGCGACTTCCATCAAACCAGACCATTTAGCAATACCACCATCAAAGGTAACAGTGATCGGAATCTTTGACTTCTCACGAACGTGACGAGACTTCTCGATGTTAATCACGAAGTGATAGCCCTTGATCTCAGTGCCTTCTTTTTCTTGCTGACGACCAAGAATCCAGATATTGTCAGCCGACAGGTAGATACCAGTACCACCCGAGACGATTGCCTTCGGATACAGACCTTGTTCCATGTAGATGTGGTTGACCACAACCATTGGAATGTCTTTCAGGTTCAAGTGAGGAGTGACGATACGGAAGACCGACTTCAACTGCTTTGCCCGAGACATGTCTGCAACCGATTTACCATCAGCAGCATCATCGACTTCTTTCTTCGATGCAAGGTTACCAATCGAGTCGATAACGATAATGACGTGATCTTTCTTCTCGATAGCTTCAAGCTGCTGAACAATATCGAACTTCAGCTCTTCAATATTCGTGATAGGAGTATGAATGACTCGCGCCATGTCAACACCAAACGCTTCAAAGTACGCTTGAGGAGTACCAAATTCTGAGTCATAGAAGAGAATGATTGCGTCATCATACTTCTTTTGATATGCTGCAGCCATAAGCAATGCAAAGGCTGACTTAAAGTGTTTCGAAGGCCCTGCAAGCATTGTGAGACCCGGCAAAAGCCCACCGTCAACACTGCCAGATAGTGCAACGTTCACCATAGGAACTTGCGTTGGCACCATTTCTTTCTTACCAAACACCTTTGAATCGAGCAATGGCGCGGTCATCTTGACCGTAGATGCCTTGAGCAATTTATCCATTAACGACATTATTCTTCTCCTTTACGAATGCGTTCCAGCTTGATACGAAACTCTGCGATTCGCTCAAGTCTGTTCGGCCATTTAATTAATTCTTGTTCTGGATTTTTTGACAGATTTGTAAGCAGTTTATCAATAGCTTTGTACATCTTTTCGAGTCTAAGACGAAGGTCTTCGTTCTCAGCCGAAAGAGTGTTAATCTCAGGTTGATTATAACTCAGGATCTCTTCAGTGTCAACCATAGAAAACCCAAAGTCATCGTCAAAGTCTTTTATTGTTTTAGGCAAAGAAACTCTCCAATGTGTTACGATATTCAAGTTCCCATTTGATAGCGTCGGATACGAGCTTCAAGGGTTCCTTAAACGTCTTGTTAAATTGTGTGTCATAGTCGATATATCGATGAGCATTCAACTCTTTAGGTAGGAACTGTGGGAATGCGATTACATTCGAACCAATAGGGTTTGGCATCTTCAGATAACAGAACTTTACCTTGTTCCCGTCTTTAATCTCATCGTCACGAAGCTTAAGTTCTTTCACATGGTGATTATAAACGATAGCGCCACGAACATGAATTGGACATCCACTCTGGACCAATGCGCCACTTGCTCGCCATTTAGCGATTTCACTTACACCACGAGGGAAGCTGACTTCTTCAGGCGCAAGACTCTTAAACACTTCATAGAAGTCAGACACAAACTTTTGAAGATCACTTTCAGAACCACTCAACATGATACGATAAGCTTCTTTAAACTTACCACGAACAACTGCTGGTGTAGAAGACTTCACAGCTTCGATGCCCATGATTTTCAGTTTAGGTTCGGCGTATTGAACACCTTCTGAGTTATGAACGTTGAGGATATACCGCTTCTTTGCTGTCCAGATACCAGCATCAGCAATAGCTTCTCGCTTCATCACCATCGTATTCTTAAAGGCGTTCTGTTGTTCAAAAAGAATACCATAAGCATTCTCGAGAACCTTTTCGAACCTTTGGTCACATGCTTTATCGAGGAAGGCTACAGCATCTGCAGGTTTTACTTGCTTGACAAGTGGAGCCATGTTAAGATACAGCGAGTCTGTATCCATATAGAGAACATAGTCAATTGCGGTGGTGTTCATGATCTTGTTCATGGCGATATTCATGTGCTTTTCAGCCCAACGAATAGATAGCTGGCCAGAAAGAGTAATACCTTCTGCAATACGAATATCGAAGTATCTGAAGTATTTATTACCCAAAGCACCATAAAGTGAGTTCATAAGAATTTTAATTGCTTGTTGAGTATTGTCAAGCTGGTTCATCTCACGCTTAAGATCGTCAGCATGAGTCTCTTCATACTTTTGCTTTACACCAAGCATCTTCTTTTTTGTCGCTTTACGTTCAGCATAGTAGCTCTCAATGATCTCGGGAAGGAATCCTTGCTTATCCTTTCTGAACATTGCGCCGTTTGCAGCAACCGCTACGTTCATATCTCGGATCTCTTGTGGTAGCTCAACACCTTTCAGGTAGAAGTCTACATCACATGGCATACCATACGAAGCGTTCTCAACGATAGTCTCAGGCGACATGTTGTATTGAACAATCGTCATCGGATACAGAGAGTTCAAGTCGAACGATACTACCCACTCGTGACGGCCAACCTGAGGATCTTTCACATAACCACCAGGATACTCCGGACGGTGCTTTTCAGTTGATGGTGGAATAGCAATCTTCTTTTCACTCAGATACCGATAGATGATCGAATCCCAGATAGCTGTGGTGCCAAGAGTATCTGGATAGTTCACGCCACCTTTGTATGCAATGATGAGTGCAAGGGCAAGAAGACCAGTTTGTTCTTCAAGCTTATCAACAAGAACAACGTCGCGGATGTTATAGTCGATGAACTTCTGGTGGTCTTGTTCGTAAAGGTTATGAAGCGAACCGTACTCTTCATACGATAGCTTTTTCTCACCGAGGATTACATGGCAGATATGATTAAGTGAATACGATTCTTGTGGCCCGTACACATATCCAAACTTTTGGAACAGATCCATGTAATCGAGCTGATGTACGCCGTAGATCTCGTAAGCGTCAAGAGACTTACCTTTCACACCGATCTGGCGATAGTTCACGATGTTCCAAGGCGATAGCTTCTTTGCCCAATCCTCATTGAGAAGGCGCTTAATGCGATTAACGAGATACGGAATGTCAAAGAGTCTTACGTTCCAACCGGTGATAACATCTGGATAGTGTTCTTCCCAATAGGTCAAGAACTTCATGAGAAGTTCGCCTTCGTTTGAGCACTTGACATAACGAACCATACAGCCTTCAGGTACAGTTTCACACTTAGATGCGTCATAGTTCTTCAATCCCCATACATGGTAGATTGAGCTCTTACTGTTTTTCATGGTGATAGAAGTAACAGGATACGCTGCTTGTTCTGGATATGGAAAGCCGTCGTCAGATTGAACTTCGATATCGATGTTACCAATTGCAACATGGCGAAGATCTGCTTCAATGTTACCTGGAAACCGTTCATTGATAAACTGTGCAACGTAGTTGTTGTTACCAAAGACTTTAAAGTTATCGACATCACCATTTGTTTCGATAAACTCTTTTGCGTCGTTGATAGATCCAAATTTGATAGGTTCAACACGAGTACCATCAAGAGCAGTCCACTCGCCGGTCCAGCGGTCAGCACTCGTGTTCACAAAGAACGTTGGTGCAAACTTTACCTTTTCGTGAATGCGAGTGCCGTTGTCAGTATAACCGCGGTACAAAATGCTGCCACCCATACGATGGACTGAAGTATAAAACGACATTCAAACTCCTATGATATAATTAGTACCACTATACACCATCATGCATGAGGTGTCAACTACTTAGGGGACCGAAGTCCCCTAAGATTTAGTCTTTTATTTTTGTGTTATTCGCTAAGGTAGCCGTAAGAACCTTGGCTTGGTTCGCTCGGCTCTGTGATATTTACCTTGCGTGGTTTCTTCTCTGGAAGAATGTTGTCAAGCCATACACGAAGCATACCATTGATAAGCTCAGCATTCTTGATTTCAACAGTGTCTGCAAGAGTGAAAGCGCGGCTGAACGGGCGCTCAGCGATTCCTTTGAAGAGATAGTTCTTTTCGTCGTCAGCATCACGCTTAACGTGGCCATCGATCTTCAAAGTGTTTTTATCGAGTGTAATCTCAATATCGTGCTTACCAAAACCAGCAACTGCCATCTCAATAACATAAGTGTTATCAGCGGTCTTCTTGATGTTATATGGCGGGTAAGTAATAGATTTAGCGGTCTGAGTCTGAAGTTCTTTGAATCTTTCAAAGAATTTGTCAAAGCCGATAGAAAATGGGTCGTATTGATTAGTCATAAAAGCCTCCAATTAGCAAGGATAAAGGTGGGACCCGTTATGGCATCCCACCGTTATTTATACATCAAATTGCTAAAAATGTCAACTGTTATTTTCTTTTGCCGATACTGTATTTAGCGACGAGCGTCCACTCGTCTTTTTCTTTATGAGGAAGTACTTTGATCTGAGAAAGAGGCGCGACAGGATCCTGAACCTTTTCAGGATTTACTGCTTTCACTAAGCCCCATTCTTCGAGAAGATTAACAATCGTGTTTCTACGGCTCGCGTCTTCTTCTGAGAGAGTGTTCGCTTTTCCGTCTAGAATAAAAAGTTCTTTGAAATGCACGATATAATATTTGCCCTGCTTATGTAATATATGACAGGATTGGTACAAGATTTTATCTTTCTTTGAAGCAACACCAATTCGTGTAAGCGTTTCCTTCACCTTCAAGAAAGAATCTTGAGATGGTAGAGAAACCTCTACTAAATCATCAACGATATTCATCCTTATGTTCCACCTTTGTGCCGCTGTTTTCTCAGCGATTCTAGTTGTTCGGCGCTCAATAAAGATAGATACTCGTTACCTACTGTTCGGTTACATTTATAAACTTCACACACGAGATCCAAGTCTTCACTGACCGTTGCTTTAGCCCATTTATGAAACTGTCGTTTCTTGGGTCTAACCATATTTATAAGGATGTCATATTGCGCAGACTTTGGCAGATGATGCAAGCCGTTTACAAGGTTTGCCATCAAGATAGTATCAGCGTGATACGATAAGGAAGCATTTGTAAGCCATGGATTGTACCCGCTTTCAGCTAGCTTATCATTTTCGGTACCACGCATCATGTGTGTCTTCGTCTGAAGGATACTCGTAACATAATCAAACGGCTTCGACATAATCTTCTTCCTCTTGATTATTATACTTATCGTTACAAGTGTTGCACATGTGAGCGGTACCAATCGTTCCTTCACCGCCGCCATAACGATATTTTATTTCAATCATGTCCTTCTTTTGATACTTTTTTTCACAAATCAGACATGGTGTTTTCTTATTCTTAAAGTTGCTGAACCAAGACATATCATTTCCAGTCTGATAGTTCGGCCATCAATGTAGCCATGGCTGCAGCACGGTTGATCTCTGGGTTTGCTACGAATGCTTCTTTGTATTCATATTCAGCCAGAATAATGATAGCGTTTGCAATAGAAGATGTGCTAACGATTTTAGTCGGGAGAATATCGTACAACGCCCGATAGAGAGTCGAAGAGTCAATATCAGAGTTCTCGCCGACCCACTTACGTACATCGCTGAAACGCTTGTCTTTCAAAAGCCCGATAAGAGTTTCGATAGACTCAGAACCTTTGTTACGAAGGATACCGGAGTCAATACGGCCTGTTGCTGCATAACGCTGTAGTTCGTTCAGTACTCGCCGCCAGTCTGGGAAGTATGTGTTGATAAGTTCAGCTACTGCTTTTTGTTCATATTCAACGTGCTCAGCATCGAGAATAGTCAACACTCTCTTAAAGAACTGTGCAGCAAGCTTAGGTCGATCACTGGTATTGATACTAAAGTTAACAACAGAGCATCGAGACTGAAGAGGCTCGATGATGCGATTAGCAAAGTTACAAGTGAGGATAAAGCCGCAGTTCTTTGAGAACTCTTCCATAAAGTTACGAAGAGCCGGTTGAGTTGAGTTTGCGTTCAGATAGTCTGCTTCGTCAAGGATAACGTACTTACGTCCACCAGAAAATGAGACAGTCGATGCGAAGTTTTGAATATCAACACGAAGTGTGTCGATGTTACCATTCATAGAACCGTTGATAACAATATAGTCTGCGCCGAGTTCATCAAGCATCGCTCGAGCAACTGTGGTCTTACCTACACCAGCTCGACCAGACAACAGAAGGTTAGGTACATTCCTATCGTCGACAAATTTCTGGAATGTATCCTTTAGTTCTTTCGGTAGAATAGCTTCATCAACGGTACGAGGACGGTACTTTTGCACCCACAAGAATTCTTCCATGTTCACTCCAATCATAATAAAAGATAAAGCGACTACGCCGAAACGTAGTCGCTGTAGTAGTATAGTCTATATTACTCTGCTTCTGCAGGGGTGTCAACCACTTCTTCGGCTTGAGCTTCTTGGCTGGCCTTTACGAAGGCTGCAAGTTTGTCACGAAGAGCTCCAACTTGAGAAAGCTCGTCTCCACGGAAAGCTCCGCGGGCTGAGACGATGTCAATAACCTGGAGGGCTGCGGCGATATCGTTTACTGTAATTTGCATATTAACTCCTTATTTTGCTTCGAGTGCGATGTAATATTCAGACTTGCTCGACTTAAAATGAGCAAGACCTTTTGCTGAGAGAGAAACTTCATAGTCATGAGGCATGAGTTTCAAATTTTCCACCTTGACGATCATCTTAAACGGTGATGCGCCGGTGTTTTCCGCGATGATGACGCTATACGAGTCTGCAGTCGGGTTCTTTGAGTCAACCGCCGAAAGCGATACGTTTGAACCATCACTTATAAAAGCGACTTCGGAAAGCTTCAAGACGCCGGAAGCTTTAATAACCGAGTCAAGATCTTTCCATTTAACTGTGACAACAGCTTCTGGCGTTGGAAAGTTGATTTCTTTTTCTGGAGCAGCGACTACCATCGCTTCAGCCGCGTAAGTATAAGATACTTTACTTTTACCTGAAGAGATGATGAACTTATCTTCAGTGAACTCCACGTCGGGATCATCAAACAACGAGAGAGTTGCGAGGAAGCGTGAAAGGTCATAGATCCTTGCAGACTTCTCAATATTTTCAGATACGGTGGCTGAGGCCATAACAGTTTTTTGTGGATGCATTGTTCGAATCACAGATCCAGGCTTAAACACCAAGCCTGGATTAATCATCGAGAAGTTCTTCAAGACACTAATAGTTTCATTACTAAATTTCATAATCATTTACCTTTTTTCATTGCAGCACGCCGCTGTTGGCGGTTTGGTTGTTGTACAGAGTCTACTATATCACTCTTTGGTGCAGGTGTCAAATAGTTTTTCTGGTTCGACGCAGCACTTGCGGTAGGAGACGATTGAATCGCAGCCATTGCAGAAAGCGAACCACCGAAGGTATAAGAGCCTACGTGCTTCAACTGGATCCACGGGCAAAGCCATACGTTAATACCAATTGCACGAGCGTATTGACTAAACATATAGTCTTCTGACAGATAGCGCTTACTCTTCGGATCAATGACACAATCAAAGAAAGCAGTGATCTCGCGGCTACCGTCAAAGTGTTCAGTACGAACATGGTCGGGAATATAACTCAGCTCAGGATAGGCTTTAGCGTACTTGTCAAATACATCACGATGAATCATCATGAAGCCAGTACCACCTTCACGGATCTTTACTGGTTCGTCAATTCTAAACGAAGTAGAATTTTCATCTGGATTGAAGACGTAATCGCCTACAAAGTTTTCCAGCTGGAACGGATTCGGATCGGCAAATCCCATTTCAACAGCGGTACGAATCTTTTCCCAAGCAATAGTCTTCTTTGGATAAGCACCGGTGATTACACCATATTCGTCTGTAGACTCACAGAGATGCATAAGAGTATATACATCCTTGTAATGGAATCCAATATCCGAGTCAATGAACATGAGATGAGTATAATCAGAACGAAGAAACTCATCTACGCAATAGTTACGAGCACGAGTGATAAGCGACTCATTGAACAAGTAGTAGAATTTTACGTCAATACCATACTTGGCACAGCTCATAGCGAGGTCGTTAGTTGATTTAGTATACAAGCCAGAACACTGCCCACCGTACATGGGAGTAGCGATAAAGAGCTTTTTCTTTCTCAGTTTTTCAATTTCAATTTTGATTTCCATTATTTACCTTTCACTGGTCTTGCATTTTCAAGTTGTCCTTTGATAAACTTTGCACACTGCTTTGCAGATAGTGCATGCTCATCTACAGCCGGAAGCCTGTCGTCTACCCCGATACCGCGAATAACTGACGCGGATAGCATCATAGCAGAAGCCATGATCATACACACCTGATGAAGATCTGAACCGTCTTCACCGTCGTCATAGTCGCGACGGCGTTCAAAATCTTCAACATGCCTTTTTAGGCTGTCAATCATTTGCTGCCATGGGAGACCCTTCTCCCAATTACGATCGGAATACTTCTTAGCACCGTATTCAAGAGAAGCAGCACCAGCAGCTACTGCTTCAAGTGGAACATGTCGGGTGTAAGGAATGCCGAGTGCTTCACGCACAGCGCCTGTATCGGTTTCATTATATTTATTCATCGTGTAGGTTGTTCCATATCATTTTCAAGGCGAGCGATGGTCTGAAGGCGAAGAATATCTGCAGCAATATCAAACCGGCTATCATGGTGTACGAATGTGTTGTTCCAATACTCTTCATCTGCTAAGGGAACGAAGCCGTTCTTCTTTGGGAAGTTTAGCTTTGCATCGATCCATGTACGAGTATCTCGTACGAGCCAGAACTTTAACAATTCACCGATTTCTTCTTGACGACCAACAATGGTACCCCAACGCTGAAGAATGATGGGATCGAATGAATTTGAACGAGACCACCAGTAGTTAATCTTACCAGCTTCTTTTAGATAATCAATGAAGTTATTAATAAACACTTCAGCACTAACGTCTGATTTACTCGGCCGTAGTACTTTCTTTGCTTCTTCAGATTGTGATAGCCACCAATCAAGATCGCGTTGAGTGTATTTAGCTCCATGCTCTTGAACCTGATGAACCATTTCTAACTTGTCTTTACGAGAAAGACGTACCAGTTCTTCAAGTGTGTAAGGATTGTCAGATGTAAAACGACCCCAATCGAATACTACATACGAGCATTCAAGCATTGGGATTTGAAACACATCTTGACCAAGCGTTTCAAAGTCAAAGATAAAGTGTTGGTTCATTCAAAAAAGCTCTCAAGTGTATTTTCAGCAGCGGTGAATTCCTCTGTCTGAGTTCCATTATACTGCAAAATGTAATCGGTGTCAACCATTTTTCTTTGGCCATTTAACACAGCAAGAACTTCTGTCGCCATGTCAGTCGCAGTCTGAACTGGAACGTTTTGGCAAATATGGTTAGCATTCTTCGGGCTAGCATTCACAAGTTCAAAGTTCTCTGGAAGGCCCATAATAGTCATGGCTTCGCGGTAGGTAATGAAGCGATCTTCGTCTGGATGTGTAAGCATGATCGGATAGTGTCCTACAAAAGCGCCGATGCGATCCTTAGGGACAATTACACCCCGGCGCATGATGCTTCCGCCTTCTTCAAGCTTATTGTACTTGTAGAGGCACTTCTCGACTTCTTCAGAGAATCCATTGGCTTCCATCCATTCAGCAACTTGCTTATAATTATGGCCAGACTTCTCAATATAACTAAATGAGTCATTACCACGAGCAGATGATGGATCGATCTCATGTGAATGTTGTACGTGAGTACGACCACCATGAATTGCTTCAAGGATGTACTTGTAGTATGGATTTTCCGATGGCTTCTTCTTGTTGATCGGCTCGTGCTGGAAGTTCGACTTCACATTACGAATGACTTCCTCAATAGGAGTGTATGGGCGATTATAGTAATTCAGGAGTGGAGTCTGCGTACCTTTCCAGAAGAAGTAGAATGAACGTTCACGAATCTGTGGAACACCATGAAGCAAAGACTTTGTACGATAGACCGACATTGTGTAGCCGTTCTCTTGTCCGATCTTTTTCAGGTTCTCACGAACGTTCTTACCGATCTTGCCAGCAAAACCTGGAGCATTCTCTCCCCATAACACTTTTGGCTTATATTCGCCAAGGACGTACTTTGCGGTAATGTCCATCCACTTGTTGTTTTCATTGTGGTCGCCATAGCCATGAGACATCATAGATAGTCCTGCGCACGGGCACACGGACGCAACCACATCTGCGCGCTCGGAAGGTGCTTGGCCCTTATCAAGAACGTAATATGGAATACGATTCTCATAGTGGTTCAGAATATGAGAATCGTTTGCAGCAAAAGCTTCATATGACATGAAGTGAATAGGAGGAGCGCCAAAGGCTCTTTCCGATCCAATAGTTTCGCCGCCAATAAGAGGAACGATAGACGCGTGGGTGAAGTTACTCATTCTTAAATTTTCTCACTATTGCTAAGGCCGAGTTGACTGCTTGGTGAAGATCAAGATAAGCATAGAGGCCACAACGACCAATGAAGGTCGTATTACTCGGAGTCATGGATTTGTACTTCTCATACAACTCTCTGTTCTTACCATCACGGTCTTTCACTGGATAGAACCGTTCTCGGTTGTTATCACGGTAATCGCACGGTTCTTCGTAAGTCAGTGTTGTGCAATATTTATTGTCTCCATGATGAGGCAGTTTCTTCCATTCAGTTACACGAGTGTAGATACCATCATTCGTGAAGTTGACTGTTGCTGATGGAAGTACGTGAGGATTTGGCAGTGTTGTAGTATGAAACTTGATCGAACGATACGGAAGTTCGCCATGGACAAAGTCAAAGTATTCATCGATCGGCATCGAGTTAAAGATATGATCAAATAGATGATCGTAGTCTTTTGAATACTCAGTGTTAAGTTTAACAATGATGTTTGGGTGGTCAAGCATGTTTGCAACCATTTCAGTATAGCCATCTTTCGGCATGGCTTGATACTGATCATCAGGGAAGTATAGCTCGTTCATATCATTACGAATCGGTACACGGTTGATAATGTCAGGATTCAATTCGTCAAGTTCCATTCCCCACATCTTCTTTGTGTAAGGACGGAAGAAGATGTCGAGAACATTCTCTTCGCCAACGATCTCTTTGGTCTCTTTGTTCACAGGAAGTGTGACATATCGACCGTCATCGAGCTGAGCTTTCACCTTATGCTTGTACTCAACCCATTCAGTAAAGCGGCCAAGGTAATCAAACACCTCTTTATTGTTTGTATGAAACAGGTGAGGGCCATACTCATGTACACGAATATTGTGAATGTTAGTGTAGTCATAAGCATTACCAGCAACGTGGCCACGCTTGTCAAATACCCAAACTTTGTATTGCTCAGTTTCTGCAAGCTCACGAGCAATAGTGGCGCCAGACAAGCCAGCACCAACTACAAGAATCTTCTTCATGCTTCAAGGATCTTTCTCAGTTCTTCACGCTGAACTGCTTTATCGAGAGGATGAGTAGCATACAGCGCTTCTTTTTGAGCTGCAGCTGTAGCTTTCAGTTGAGTCAAGTCCATGGCTTCAATGTCCTGTACTCTCAAGCCAGCAATGGCTTCATCCTTATAATACACCATCATCTCAGGCTTGTCACCAATAATGATCGATCCAGCATCAGCAACCTGCAAAGGACGAGCGCGCCACCAACCAGAACCTGCATGGAAATAGCCTGGCATCAAGCAACCCCACTGTTGCTCAAAGACTTTCACCATCTCAGGTTCAGTCTTACGTTCGGACTTGTACTTACCACGCTTAGCACCGAAGTACTCGATTTCCCATTGCCACTTCTCAGGGTTCTGGGCTTTGAGCCATTTGCGAGTCTTCTCTTGAACAAGAGATGCAAAGTTCCAACGGAAAAGCTTCGCAGGCTCTTCATTAAAGAACGAATCAAGAGTTGATGTAACTACACCGGTGCCATAGCCATTGTCGGCACGACGATTCAGGTGGTAGGGGTTTGGATTGAATACATGAACTTTCGACTCATCCCAACCAAGGTTCAGCAAGGAGATATCACCACCGTCGAAAGCACTGACAAGTAACCGGTTCTGTTTCGATACAACGATCTTACATGCATCAATGTATGACTGATGGTACTTCTTAACAGTCTCGCGATCTTCTTTACCTGCCCACAGATCGAAGAGATAGTCACGATAAACTGACTCATCACCTGCTACGAGGTCGTCGTGGTACGTCTGGATAGCGCCATAGATCTGATTGAATTGCCAGTCATCGAAAGCAATGATGCAATTCGGCCGAGCTGCAACAGCGTATAGACCAGACCAAATGTGTTGGCAGAACGCTTGAATGCTGTGGATGTAAACGATCACTTCATCATACGACGACAGATCTTCACCGAGAGCAACTTCTCTCTGTTCAACTTCATATCCCATATCTTCAAGGCAACGAATAACCGAATAGTGGGATGGGACAACTTGCAATTGCTGCTTCAAATAAAAGTCTTTATTGCACTGCAGCCGGTTCATACCGGTAATCAGAATCTTTTTCATTTCAACTCCATAGTGTAAGCCGAGAGGCACATATCTTTCAAATCATGATCAATCTTAACATACTTTGATACGGTGTCAACAAGAAGTTTCGCTGGATCACCAGAACGTCGTGGACCGAATTCTACAGGAAAGTCGATACCGCTGACTTCCTTCATTGTATTTATGACTTCAAGATTCGAGAATCCTCGGCCAGAACCGATGCATTCATATTTTGAATTTGCAGGAAGAGGAACACTTCGAACAATGGCTTCAGCTAGATCGACAACATGTACATAGTCACGAATACATGTGCCATCAGGGGTATCATAATCATTTCCAAAGATTACCATCTTGTCTCGCTTGCCAGCTGCAGCTTCTGCAGCAATTCGAATGATGTGGCTCGCCGGATAAGGTTGGCCAAGCTCTCCGTCGTTACCTGCAACGTTGAAAAACCTGAAGATTGAATACTCGGCCGCGATCTGCCGAACAGCTTCTTCAGCAATGATCTTTGATTTAGCATATGGCGAAATAGGGTCAAATGCACCACCGGTAGATGCAAAGATGAAATGATTATACTTGAGACTTTGAAGAAGTTTAAGCGTACCATTTGTATTTACATCGTAGTAAGACTCCGGCATTCTCATCGACTCTTCGACAGAAATAAGTGCAGCACAATGAATCACTGCGTCGTAATGAGTAGTGATGTTGATATGTTCAGTGATATCTCCATGATGAATACGATTCACCATATGTTGTATCATCCCAGTGTTCTGAGTGATACGTTGGTCGAGCGTATCGATGGTATACCCTTTGTTATAGAGTGCTTTTACGATGTGTGATCCGATATATCCACTTGCACCAGTTATGAGTACTTTCATATCATTCTCCGATAAATGCTTTGCACTTCATAAGACATTCGTGTTCAAAGGTCTTATCATTCAACTGTCGATTCAGAGGCGACGGATGAGGAAGTGTAAAATGGTTGATGTGTGCTCTATTTAGTGATTTCGAAACAAAGGGGCCTAGAGCGATGATCTTGTTAGCATCAGTTGTGAACGTTCTCAATGCTTCAAAGTCAACAAGATCTTGTGTATACTTTCCAGTCGTATGGATCACATTTGTAAACGAATAATGTTTCACATGAAGAAAGTCCATCCAGCGGTTAAGTCGCTGGATGGTTGCACTTGTTTTGTTCGGTTTACCACTCGAGGGATTAACGCCCAGGATCAAAATCGATGAAGTCAAAATCTACTCCGGCTTCTGTAAAGAAAGATTCGCTTTGCATCCATGAATCAAGCCACTTACCATCGATTTTTTGGTTTGGCATGACCACTCTCCGAATGCCAACTTGGATAACACCCTTAGCACATTCAAAGCAAGTAGGCAATCCATAGACATACAATGTCGCACCGTCAAGAGATACACCATTGTAAGTAGCGTTATAGATAGCATTCATTTCGGCATGAACTACATAACGGTACTTCGTTTCTCTATCATTCAGCCGAGCAGGATCATCTTTCAGGCCACGAGGGAATCCGTTGAATCCTTGAGACAAGACTTGACCCTTGGATCCAACGGTGACCGCACCGATCTTACTCGATGGATCTTTCGACCACTGAGCGATCTGATAAGCGAGTTTAAGATAACGATGATCCCACTTATTCATTCAACCAACCCGAAATGTCGAGAATAGATGTGAAGGCTTCCGGCGTTCCAGATGATATCGCCTTGGGCATAACCTGTATCTTGAGCAACTTTATTCAATACATGCTCTTGCCATGCACGGTCATTCTTGTAACCAAAGATAGCATCGTTCGATCGCATCTGTACAACGGCATGGACTTTATCATTACGAACAAGATACTGCACAGAGTTTGTACACATGAAGTCAGAACGACCGTTCTTGTTGTAATCATACCACATTTGTGGCCGAGTGTAAATCATAATTGCACGACGAGAGTCACGATTCTTCTTCAGCTCTGCAACACAGTGTTCATACTGTTCACAGTTATCTTCGTGCCAGATTGCCCAACCATAGTTTGAATTGATAAGACCATCAGGATCAGCAACAGACATCCAGATCTGAGGCGGATTTGTCTCTTGCTTTACACCACCCGGAATGTCGTTCACGTTAAGCGACATAGACTTATACCACTCGAGTTCACGCTCAACATAGTCCCAATTTACTTGGCCGAAGATAGCATCTTCGTCAGCGATGAAGCTCGTACCCATAAGTTCAATAGTCTTCACACCAGTTTTGTCTGTAACAAAGTCTTGTTTGTGTAGCTTGTCACGAAGTGCAATACGAATGTCTTTTACTTTGTACTGTTTCATTTTCTTACTCCGTCTAGAAATTGAGTAACGGTATCATAAGTATTGATGAATCCACCGTTCTCAGTGATATTGATGTGAAGTTTGTTGGGAATGATTGATCGTTTGAATGCTTGCTCAAAAGCTTCGCGAGTTTCATCAAACTCTGCAGCAGACGATTCGAGTGAGTCATCGTCGTCACGTTCAAGGATCGCAGAGGTATGATCAGTCAGAAGAACGAGAGCAATCTCATCATTAGGATGGATGTACATGTTTTCGATTGCATAGATGTCTTCTGGATCTGCGTTGCGATACTTCTTGCCATAGACGATAGCACCGAGGTGGAAGCGATCATAGATTACGTCAAAGTCATGAGCATAGTTCAGCATGTAGCTCGCATCAAGTAGTGACTTGTAGTGATGCACTTCCCACTCATTCGGATTAACCACCTTTGGCGGAGACGACGAGTGATGAACGAGCACTCGAGTGTTATTCAAAAAGTATCGTTTACGCAGTTGTTCGACGAGTGTCGACTTACCACAACGATCCATACCTTCGATAATTAGAATCATGAAACCTCACTTAATATAAATTGCTCGCGGCTCAGCCGGATGAGAATAGAAGTACTTAAGCTGACCGGTGTACTGATCATAGCTACTTTTATATTCGCTATTGCATTTTCGCAGTCGTGACTCGAACGTATCACTTGGCGCTACAAGGCGCCATTTTGCAGTGATCTCGCCATCCTTACTCTCAGTATAATACCCAAAGATGATTATGTCAACAAGATTTCTGCCTCGTCGCGTAGTGTTTATAAATGTTTGCACAAACCGTAATGGGAATGATACCCATCGGGTATTTTCATCGAAGTAAAAACACTTCACTTCTGCACGAAGACCATCCCAGAATACATCCCAACAGTATGTGAGTGGATCAGTATGATCGAATGTGGCGTCGTTCTTAGTAGCGCCTTGAGCTACAAGAGCATATTCAAGAATAGCACCATTGCGTACAGCTCTATAGATCATGTCATAAGGCCTGCCCCGCGAGCGCACAGGACAGGCATGAATTTCCTTTGCCATTTGAAGAATATGGTTCTTCTGATCTTCAGTTAGTACAAAGGTAATTTTTTCTGGTACTTTACAAATCATCATTATACACTTTTATAATGCTTTTTCCAAGCTGAGTTGAGTGTTCCAAAGCCGGTTCCAGACATGTAAGTCTGCCACATAATGCGTGAGACTTCTTTCGGGGTAGGGGCTTTCGTGAGGTCATTAACCAATCGATTCATGACAGCAGGCTTTGTCTTACTGGTTTTGATGATGTCGATTGAAATAGTTTTAGCCTCGTCAAGCGAAAGATTTTCGAGACCACGAAGAACGTCAAGATCAAAGGTAGCCATGATTAGTTCCGTTCGTAAATGTAAACGTCAGCGGTTTTTGCAAGAGGCAAAGGAAGCGATTGGTTATACCGCCGATTGCCGAGACGAGGGCCACGACCCTGCAGCTTCACATACTTTTTAGAGCCGGTATACTTGTTCTCAAGACGGATGAGAGTACGAACGAGAGTCAAAAGATCGTCATTGGCTTTACCGTTTTCAAGATCGACTGTCATAACGTAGTTGGTAGTGCGAGTCATGATATTCTCTTTCTGTTGGTTACCAGTTAGATATAAGTCAAGAGGAGAAGAATGTCAACCCCTCTTTTCACAAATTAAGCTGCGAAGCGCATTTTTGCCATACGTTCGTCGCACTTGTAACGCTTACCGTCAGCAGCATTGATATACACGAAGGGCATCTTGTGGGCACGAGTGTTGTAGTCTACAAGCTCGTCACCAAATTTGTTTTTGATCTTCAAACCGAGAGCAGCAGCACGAGACTCAAGGATCACGTTAGTGAGAGTCTTTGCACCGGTAACTTTCGCTTTCACTTTGATCTCAACTTCAGCTTCGCTAAATTTCATATCACCGACATAAAACTCGAGGTTCGAGTCAACACCGTACTTGCTCAGTAGAGCGCTCATTTCAGCGCGAAGGGCAGTGAGGTTCTTACGATCGAATTTTGCGAACTTGGTCATTTTCTCTACCTTCTTTGTTTTGCCTTACTATATGAATATAGTACATCGCTCAGCCAATGTCAACTGGCTGAGCGCACTTTTTTCACATTTTTTCACTTTTTTTGTCGTAAGGTTGTGGCCAAAGATTTGTGGGAGTGTAATCGTCGTTATAGGGTATGGGTTCCAAAGATTGTTTGAAAGATTTTTTGATTTTTCCGGTAGGAGTCCAAATGTCGTGAGGGAATGCGATGACAGGATATTTGTATTTTCCGTCGATAGTATATTCCGCGATGACGATATTTCCGTTAATCTCAGCCGTTTGGTGGTCGATGGATGTGATGTAGTCAAGAATTTGTTGAGATGTGAAAGGAGTTTTGTCAGTGTCGAGTTCGGGGTTGTAGTGGTTGTCGATGAAAAAACGATTGGTGGGAGTGTAGGTATAGGACATGTGATTTCCTTTTCACGTTAGAGTATACCTATAAACTACATCTCCTCAGATGTCAACCCCTAAAATGCATTATTTGTGCAAAATTCCCATGATCGAGTGATTACCTTCATGAGAAGGAGCAGTCCACCCTTCAGGCTTGATCAGATCAGGTAGCCCAAGCGGATTGGGTCGTGAAGGTTTCACACCTGGTTCCTTGCTCATGTTTGCTGAATGAACTGCATCCCAAGCTTTGTGGGCGTCGATACCAAAAGCATCAAGTGTACCGATAGCCACAACACAAAGATCGATGAGACCATCGACGATCTCTTCTGCGTCATAGGTACCAAAAGCTTTTTCAGTTTCAGCCAACTCTTCTTTGAGAAAGTCAATACGAAACTGCATGAATTTACGAAGAGACTCAATGTCACCTTCAGTAAGCTTTTGTCCTACCCACTTATGCACGCCGAACTTAGCATGCATGTCGTTAATATCCTGTACCCAGTTAGTTGACATCTTTTAGTTTCTCCATATCATAAATTCGTTTACGTAGACCAGAACTACTGAAGCGATGGTCTCGCTTGTTAAAGTACAAATCAATACCTCGGGCTTGACACACATCTTTACCCGTGAAGTCTTTGTCTTTGTACTCGTCACCAAGTATCCTTACATTTATATCATACATCTGCAGAATGTCAACAAGATCTTGCTCAGTCACATAGCACACAATCTCATCTACATACTTCACTGCAGACAATTGTACGTATCGTTCTACGAGTGTTTGAACCGGTTTGTTCTTCTCTTTGCGGTCGATAGACGGATCTACCTGCAAAGCAGCGATAAGATAGGTACAGTGCTCTTTTGCTTCACGCAGCATTGAGATATGACCAGCATGAAGAAGGTCAAACGTTGATGCAGTAAATCCTATGATCTTTTCAGGTGCTGCCATGTCTCTCTCCAATCTCTTACACTATAAACACTTCCACTTCTTTTAATTACTTCAGCCGCAAGGGTGTAATCATTACCGCCAGGCATAATCTTATCACCAAAGAAGTGTAGTCTATCGCCTGAAGTAAAGTCACGAATGATCTGTGACTTATCTTCTCCGGCTCTCATAATATCGATACCCGTCTCACCAGCCACCTGAGCAACGTAACCAGGTCTAAAGTAGTTATTGAATGCTTCAGCGATAGTACGGCGATCACCGTTCTCTTCATCGTATTTTACATAATCGGCTCGTTCGCCCTTTGTGGCTCCGCGGCCGATGATACTGAAGTTAATCAGACCTGGACGTACATCTACATGTTGTCCAGTTCTTATCTTGTAGTTACTTAAGTTAAGCCAAATTGAGAAGAACTTGTTCATGTCGTCCGTAGGTTCAAACGAGTTAACTCGAATGCTTTCACCGTTTTCCCATACATCGTTACCTGAACATTGATACACTCGAGCACAAGCGTCCCATACGTCTTGCCCGATTTGCTCAATAGTCTTTGCCTTATCGCTTCCGGTTACGATATAGACTGGGTTGTTCGAACAAAATCGTAGAAACCAAGTCTTAAAGATAGGGTCAATCACATCACGAGATGGTGTAAGTGTACCATCAACATCAAAAATAAATCTATTCATCAATCTCCCACCACTTTTGAATCATTTTTGACCGCTCAGTATAAAGCGGCTTAATATATTTCTCATCTACCTTCTCAGATTCGAGGACTATAATACGATCTGCGATTTTTTTGAGTTCTTCTTCAAGATGTTTCCTCGACATGCTACCCTCATGCTGCTATCTGGCTAAAGTTCTTTTTCTTTTCAAACTTAATCACATGATCAAACTTATCGTGAAGAGAGTCGCCTTTGTGGCTGATGATGAAGACGTTCGAGTCAGCAGTAATCTCGTTGACGATCTTTAGGAACTCATCGGTACCAGCTTGGTCAAGAGAACCGTCGAGAACTTCGTCCATAATCAACAGATTTGTAGTCACTGAGTTACGAAGCTTAGATACTGCACGCCACGTAAACATCAAAGCCAAGTCAATACGAAGCTTTTCACCTTCACTAAAAGAAGCATAGGAGAACTCATCGCGGAAACGAGACAAGATCTTCTCGTTAAAGCTTTCATCGAGCTGAAAGTCAACAAAGAACTCCATTGCTGCGAGATATTTATTGATCAGCTTATTCATGATAGGAACGTACTGCTTGATGATACGAGTCTTGATACCGCCGTCTTTTAGCATAGACCCAACCACAGCAAGAGTCTCTTTGTCTTCAGAAAGGTCTTTCGCCTTATCCATAAGAATTTTTAGCTCTTCCTTGTATCCAACGATCTTACTTGTATCGATTTCAGCAACGTTCTTTTCTGCTTCATCGAGTTCTTTTTTAAGTCCAACAATCGTTGACTTTGCGATTCGTATGTTCGCGGTATGCTCATTCCTTGCGAGACTGAGTTTATGTATTTCAGTCTCAGTATTAGCAATATTGGACAACCGTTCTTCGACTTTCGCTGCTTTGTCATCAAGAACTAGAATGGCGTTTTCGATCTCAGAAATTTTTCCAGACTTCTCGTTGATGGTTGATGCTTTAAAGTCGTGCTCGATTCCTTGCCGGCATGTTGGACAATTGTCATGCGCATGATAGAACTTGACGTCTTTATGAAGAGTACCAAGCTTCGTATTCAGATCGCCTCTGAGAGTCTTAAACTGCTGAAGTTTGCTAGATGCTTCAGCTTTATCAGAGATTGTTCCGATGAGAGCGGTTATCTGCTCTTCAAGTTCTTCAGCTCTGCTTTCTTCGCCGTCAATAAACTCGAAGCGTTCTTGCATCTTCGTCTTAATACGAGACACTTCGCTTTCTTTCAGCTTACGAATAGACTCGTTGTGTTCCTTCGCAGAATCAATCTTCGTCTTTACAAGATCAACATCGTATTTGATCTGCACCAGGTCAGATTTGTTTGTGTTCACCTTTTCTTTGAGAAGGTTATTCATTGTGCTGAAGATCTGAATATCAAGAAGGTCTTCGATCACTTCACGACGGTGTTGAGCCGGAAGTTGCATGAATGGGACAAAGGTGGAACTGCCAAGAACGACAACTTGACCGAATGACTTGTAGTTCATCTTGAGAATGCTATCTTCAAGATAAGCTTGGTAGTCACGAGCAGAAGCATCTTGGTTGAGTAACTCGCCGTTCTTCCAGATCTCAAAGAGATTTGGCTTCATACCCCGCTTGATAACAAACTCAGCGCCGTTCGATTGAAAGTAAACTTCAACTGAAAGATCTCTCTGGTTGATAGAGTTCATGAGCTGTGGTTTGTTAATCTTACGAAACGCTTTACCATACAACGCAAATGAAATTGCATCGAGAATGGTCGACTTTCCTGCACCATTCTCGCCGACGATCAAAGTACTTTTGTTACGGTTAAGCTCAATAGTAGTCCAAGCATTACCTGTCGACAGAATGTTTTTATATTTTACTTGGGTAAATGTTAACATTAAAGACTCACTGCTTCCTGGTAAAGATCACGCAAAAACGTATTGATTCGTTCTTTGTTTGTTTTGACTTCTAGACTATCTACATACACACGAAGTAGAGACAAAGTATCCTGTGCTTCATCCACGAGTTCACCTTCATCTATGATGTCGAAGTTCAAATGGTCTTCGACTACCTTGATGTCAGCTGCACCTGCAGATTGTAACTTGTCTATAAACAAGTCGAAGATGTATGGATTGTTCTTCTTCTTAACTATAACCTTAACGTAGGCAGATGTCAACATAGAAACATCAAGAGACTCAATATCTTCTACAGTGAGGTCAGCATCATCATAATCCAGTTTGTGGAAGATAGAGAACGGATTAGCAATGAACTCCATCTCAAGGGTCTCAGTGTCGAAGATGTGGAATCCACGCTTACCTGCGTAGTCAGTCCAGGTCATCTCATATGGAGCACCAAGGTATGTGATGTTCTCGTGGCTTGACGGGTGGTGATAGTGGCCTGAGTATACTGCAAGGAACTTCTTGAATTCGCTACGTTCTAGACCATGATCAGATACTTGACCTTTCATCATCTCGAATCCAGCAAACTCAAAGTGACCCATTACTATTTTTGCTGTCGTTTCCTTAAAAGTTTTGAAAGAAACTTCTGCGTTGCTGGGGCAGATCCAAGGCGATAACAGAATATCGCAACTTCCAAGAGTAACAGTAACGGGCTCATGAGTGTAAACATGATAGTTGTCATACTCCTTGAGTAGTAGTTCCATTGTGTTGATCTCGTTCGTATTCTTAAAATAGGTAGTGTGGTTACCTACTACTGAATGAACGGTGATGCCACGCTCCTTGAGTGGTGTGAAGTACATCTGTTTAGCACGGCGAAGCGTAACAAAGTTAACATACTTACGACGATCGAAGGTATCACCAAGATCTAGAACAGTATCGATTCCACGGGCTTCAAGTGCAGGAAAGAATACATCACGATAGAATTTTTCGTAGTAATCGAGGAATATGATACTATCACCTCGAACTCCGAAGTGTTGGTCAGTAATAACCGCTACTTTCATTCTTCACCCATAAACTTCTCAAGACCCTTTTTCTTTGCTGATGGCTTCTTTTTGCTTTGAATGTTGGCTTCATACTTTTCAACAAAGTCATTCATGCGGTCGTTTGTCATCTCTCGCATGGAAGCAGCATTGAAGTCACTATCAACACCGCGTTCAAAGGCAGTATCAGAAATGAGGGAGTTTTCCATAACTTTATGGCGAATATAGGTTTGCTTCTTTTCCTTATGAATACGACGGATGAATGCGAACCAAATGACCTGAGTGAAGTACGCAAATGGGTTGCTCGACTTCTCTGGATCAAAGTTGTTAACACACATGATCGCATTTTCAAGACCATCAGCGATCATGTCGTCACGGTATGTGTAGTTAATGAAGTTTGGCTTATATGCTAATCTGTTAGCAATTTGATAGAGGCATTCACCAATGTAGTTTGGAATGCGAGGTGGTTCTTCGCCACTGTCTTCTGCCTCTCGTACAGCCTTTTTGTACTTGATCATTGCTTCAAGGAACTCTGCGTTGTTCACATAGTTCCGCTTTTTTCTCGGTGTAAGGGTCATTCTCCCTCCTTTTCATGTGTTATTGACTAAGTATATCATATCTGTACAAAAATGTCAACAAGTCTTTTCAGTTCAACTTTTTGGTTGACATCTGCGTAGAAGTGGGTATAATGAATTTATGGTATTGAAATATTAGTTCTTAGTAGCTGTTTTGGATTCTACTAAGGCTGCAAAGAGCTCTTCCAGCTCAGAAGTAAATTCTGAGTCTTCTTCCATCTGTTTGATCTGTGATCTTTCGTTAATGCGGTGCATGAATTCTTCGTAGTAGTTAACCGCTTTATTCGAAGCTTTGCTTGCAAAGACTACAAAGTCTGTAGCTATCACTACGCTGTTCCCTTCGGTAAGTAACAACCAACTCTTCGCGAAGATGCCAAGAGATGGATCGATCTGTACTGAGATGGGAGCATGCAACTCTACTTGGTTGTCATTGTAGTTTACAAACGAAAGAAGATCTTCTCCGTTCTTTAACTTGACGTGGTGTAAAACTTGATCTTTCATGTTTATCCTTTCACATCTACATTATAGATCTTAAATTCAAAACCTTCTTCACTATAGATCTTGACTCTTTCCATGAAGTGCTTAACTGCAAAGTTCTGAGTATTCTTCCACTGTAAGTCGTCAACTACATCATATAGTACTGCAGATGATTTGTCTTTGCCTTTACGAAGTACTCGTCCGATAGACTGAAGATTTCGAATACGACCTTTAGAAGGAGAAGCAAAGATAAGGTTGTCCAACTCTGGAATATTTATACCTGTAGAAAACGTACCGTAAGAAGCACAAATGATGTTACCTTTTGTCTTTCTTACATCATGGCGTATGGTTTCTCGTTCATCGGTTTTCACGCCGCCGTGAACAAAGTACACGCTATGCTCTTCAGACTTATTGAGCATATCGAACAAAGCTTGGCCATGTTTGTCAACATATTGGAAAAGAATAAGTGTGTTACCAGGAAGATTCCAAGCTAGATTTCGAATGAACATGTTTCGTGATTGATTTCGAACTATCCAATCGATTTCTTCTTGATATGACTTACCCTTATTTGCTTTCTTAATATCATCTGGATATTTAAGTACTAGCGCTTTAATTTTAAAGCTAGAGAGAACATTATCGTCGATAAGTTTCTTTGTCTTCGTTACTGTAAACACCGTTCCAAACAAACCTTCAAGAACAAGCTTGTGTGTCTGTGTACCATCGAGCGTACCAGTGAGACCGTAACGATACTTCACATGCGGCATCTTCTCAAGGATGGATGTAAGAGACTTTGCTTTAAAGTTGTGGGCTTCATCACCAAAGACTACGTCAAATTTTTCAAAGAAAGTTTTAGGCATCTTATAGACAGATTGCCAAGTAGTAATAGTAATCTCTGCATCAACGTTCTTTTCCATACCGCCACGGATCTTATGGATGTCTAGCTTCTTTCCTTTGTTATACTCAACAAAATCTGAAGCCATTTGATCTACTAGTGAAGTAGTAGGGACGACAATAAGAATTTTACGATCAAGCATAAGATGGTGAGCCATAATCAGGTAGATGATGAATGACTTACCGGATGCTGTTGGTGATAAGAACAAGGCACGGTTTTGACGAATGGCATGTACAATAGCATCGTTCTGGTAATCACGAACTTCGAATGCAGCATCTACTTGTTGCGCTAAGTCATAGCCGTAATCATCTGGTACAGCTTCTGTTTCACCAAGCTCTTTTGATACGGAACATTCATAACCGCGCTGGTCACAGAATTTTTTGATGTATGGAACCAAGCCCGCATAGATATATCCAGTCATGGTATTTAACAAACGCACTTTGCCGTCCCAAACTTTATTTCGGACTGCAGGCATAAACTTAGCTCCTGGCACTTCAAAAGTAAAGTGCTCAGACATTTCCATCTTCAACGAAGGTTCTGCTAGAACACGAACAAACACCTCATTCACTTTTTCAACAGTTACTAAATCCATTATGCCCCTGTTCTGAACTTCTCCCAATCTACGATTGTTTTAAGCAGAAAGTTTCTATTACTAATATGTTTAATGATTGATTCGAGATATGCTACAATCTCTTCTTGAAGTCCAATCTTCAGCGACAACCTAATAACGTCGGCATCGGCTTCAAGATATGACGGCACGTCAGCTCGAAGAATTTTGAGGGGCTGTGGTTTCCAACCGTGTTCCTTTAATTCCTCGTCGTCAAGTTCTCCACGGTACCATTCGCCTTTGCGCTTGTAGAGAACTTTGTATTCGGCTTTCAGCTTCTTGAGTTTCAAGCCTTCTTCGACATACCATCTGAAGTATTTATTGTGAAGCTTCGGGATGTCTGTGGTTGACTTGGAGATGTTTGATTGATCAATTTCTCCGTCCTTAGCCCATTCGTTATAAAGTGTTTCAATATCCATCATCATCTCCTTCACGTTTTCATACTATAATATTACAGATGAAGGGAAATGTCAACCGTTTATTCGGTTCACTGTATGTCCGTTGTGTTCGAACGTGACATCACAGGTAACGTAGTTGATACTTGATTGAGTTGTATCAAATCGAATTTCACTAAGCGATACCGGAAATACATCTTTGAGAGTAACTTCGAGCGAAGGATTTTGACGGCTGTTTAGAACAACGAGAGAAGCATCTGAGTACAAACCGTATTCACTCGCCTTTAGATCTGCAAACTGCGAATATGATTCATTCTTTGTAAGCGCAACCATCCAGTTATATATCTCATTATAAGATTCCATGTATTCATCTACACGCATGGTGATAGTAAACGACTCGTGGTTTAATTTGTCACCAGCATATTTGAGGGTTCTAAACGGCGTAGCGTTTGGTGTAAATCCCATGTTAATGCCTGGAATACTTGCTGACTGTACGTAGAACGAAACGTTTGGTAGCCTTTTGACTATGAATCTAAATCCAGTAGGAGAAAGAAAATTCTGTTGCATGAATTACCTCAGTTGATACCTACTATATTTATAGCACCAACGAAAATGGGAGCCCGAAGGCTCCCAGTTCTGGTAGGTTATCCCTACTCTTTTTATTAGAGGATGTTGGTGACGCGAACGCGACGGTAGTATCTGTTCGAGTTATTGGTAAGACCCGAATCGTTATCGCCGTCAACCCATCTGGTCGCGCCTTTTGCGAATGGGTTAGCAACCATGCCGTAACGGGTTTTGAAGCCGATTTTAGCCTGGAAGCTGTTCTCACCAACTGCACGTACCATCTGTAGTGGAACGTATGGGCAGTAGAACATACCAGCGTCGAAAGGTGAAGAACCTTTGTAGCCGACAACCATGTAGTTTGCGCCAGCATATGGGTCAATGTATACGCGGAAGCGACCATTGAGAACACCTGCGAAGGTGTTGCCGGTGTCGTCTACGTTAAGAGCATTGCTGTTAAGCGCTGGGGTGTAGTCAAGGATACCAGCCATTTGAAGAGCAGATGCAACATCTGACGAGCAGATGATGATGTTACCCTTACCACGACGGGTGTCTTTTGCGAGCTGGTTAGCTTCGCGCTCGATCTGGAACATAAGACCCTTGAACTTCTCAACTGACCAACGGCCATTTGCGTCAACGTCAAGGTCGAAGATACCAGCGGTTGCTGTACCAGTTTGTGCACCGGTGACTGCAGTGTTGTAGACTGTACGAACAACTTCACGGTTGATTTCTGCAAGAAGCTCAGCCTGAAGCATGTTTGCAAGCTCAGTCTCAGCGTCAAGGCCGTGAATTGCTTTCAAGTCCTGTGCAAGTTCACTGGTGTATTCTGCTTTAAGCGCACGGCTCTTAGCAGAAACTGTAACCTTCGAAATGTCGAATGACATTTGTGCGAAGTCAGTTCCAGCACCGTCACCAAGAGCTTCAGCAGCTGCTGTTGACATACCAGTACCAGTGTTTGCAGTAGCAACGTTACCGGTTGAACCAGCCATTGTGCCGGTGCCTGAGAAGTCAGTGTCAGCTTCGCCGTAGAAAGCTTCTGCTGTTGCGGCGGTGGTGTTTGCGTAGTTTGAACGCATTGCGAAGATCAAGCCGGTTGGGCCAGTCATTGGCTGAACGCCAGCAATGTCGTATGCGATCAAGTTAGGCATTGCACGACGAACAAGGCTAATAAGCACTGGATCGTAGTTTGCAGCAACGCCAGTGTTGTTCACTGGGGTTTCTGTAAGGAAAGAACCAGAACCGTATGTCTGACCTTCCCGGATAGCGACTTCGGTGTTCTCGAGAAGCTGAGCGGTGACAGCTTTACGATGTGCATCCTTGATCGATGGAAGAGCGGTGTGCTCAAGCACTGGGCCCCACTTCTTCAATAGTTCTTCGTTTCTCATTTTTTATGATCTCCTTTGATGGATTTAATCTAGTATATTTATATAAATTAAGATTTACTAAATTTGTTTAGTGATGCGACGTAAGCCGAAACCGAAGGTTCAAGTACAGGAGCCTTTACTTCTTCTACTTCTTCCTCGAGGACTTCTGCTTGATCTTCTGCACGAACAACTTGCTCAGTGAAGTATGACTCTTTGATGGTCTCAAGCTTCTTAGCAAAGTCATCAACTGACTCATAAGAAACGCCTTCTGCAAGAACCTTGAAGCGCTCTGCATCAGTTGCTACCATGCCTTCAGTGAAGTGTGAAAGCGCTGCATTCTTCTGAAGCTCTTCCTTCTCTGCACGCTCTGCAAGAAGCTCTTCGAATAGAGCATTGTACTTAGCAGTAGACTGAGCAACTTCTTCTTCCATTGCTGCAAGTGCTTCGAGCTCTTCGTCTTCGATATCAATCTTATGATCTTCGACAAGTGACTTAAGGCCAGCGATGATTGACTCAGCAACTTCAACTTTGAAACCAGACTCAAGAGCGACTTCGTTTTCTTTCATCCAGTTCTCAACGACGTAGTCAAGGTATGAATCAACTTTGTCGGTAAGGTCTTCTACAATAGCTTCAACTTGCTCATTAAGATCAGCTTCAAACTGCTCTTCAAGCTCTGCACGAATTGCTTCAGCTTTCTCATGGAGAGCTGCTTCAAACAATGTTGTGGTTTTGCTCTTGAAGTCCTCTGAAAGATCTGCATCACCAAAGATAGCTTCGATCATTTCATGTAGACCAGCATTGTTGCTGCCCTGTGGGGTCTTAACGTTCTTTTCAACGTTGTCTGCTTGCGCAGTCGAGTCAGATTTGAAAGCATCTGCTTTGCGCTTCTTTACTGCGCCGCCAGCTGGTGTAACTGGATCGGTTGACATTGAGTCTTCGCCAGTTGCTTTTGCTTCCTCTAACCCTTTTTCTAGATTTACATCCATTTAAGGTTCTCCTTTGTGATGATTCAAATAATCAATATTATTTATAATATTTCAAATTTTGTTAATTACATGCTCTTTAAGAACTTTTCGAACATCTTTAAAGCAGCGGCTTCATCGATCTGCTTCGATTTTTTTACTTCTTCTTCAATTTGATCAAAAGTGTTTGCCACTGTCCATGAAGAAGCCGCAACGTCGTAGATCCATTCAACACCTTCCATAATACCTTTTACAAAAGCATCTGGAGCTGATGGGTCTGCGACAATATCACCTGCCGTAGCAAGCATAAAGTCATTTTGTACTTCCATGATGCCCTTTTCATTTGGCTTCACAGATCCCATTCCACGGGAAGAAATTCCTAATTGAGCACCGCTATCGATGAGTCCTTTAACAACATCACCCATAGGAGTTTTAGTAATTTTAGCTTTACCTACAACGTTTGAACCATCGGCTCTTAATTCTGTAAATAGGTGTGAAACTCTATCAAGATTAATGGTTGGCCCCTGTGGGTGGCCAAGTTCGCCAAATGCACGATTCTTTGACACATAGTTCTCGTTATAACGATTCATTTCGCGCATTAAAACGTTTGACGGGTAAATACGGCCATTACGATTCTTAATATCACCTTGCATGATGATACCTTCGATGTAATAGTTCTTTTCACCCTTTTCGGTAGCTTCAGTAATATACTGAACCTCTTCGACGATATCTTTAATAAGTAAGGCCATATTAATCTCCTTTTTCTTTATTTATAAGCCAATGGAGTAGCCCAGACTGTCGTGTTCGCCGAGAGTTTATCCGTACGGAGTTTCTCCATAATTTCAACAAATCCAGCAGGAATCGTGATAGTACCAATTGTAGCATTAGTAGAATCAGAGTATGTAACAAGGGCTTCAGTTGGTGCGTAAACCCGCACCAACGTTGAGTTATGAACGGTATTCGCGGTAGAAATATTTACCTGAGTACCAGTTGGCTTAAGAATAATATCAACCATTACACTGCTTCCTTTGCAAATGCTAGGATTTGATTAAATTCTTTTTTACTAGATGTCACTTGATCCTGCATTTTGGATTGATTAGCGCTATTAAGAAGTTTAGACAAACTGTTTAACGCATCAACATCTTCACGAGTAAGTGTTACAGAAGAACCATCTTTGAGTTTCATCGCACCAATCTTGAAAGCTTCATCAAGTTCTTCGGTTTCTTCGTTCATCTTCTTTGCACGAAGAAAGTCACCATGTCTTGCTGAATCGTCACCATGCTTCGCAGCACCTTTGCGAATTGCTTCTGCTTGGTTACGCGCTTTTACTTTTACAAACTGACCAGCCTTTAGTTTATTCACTGGCTTATGAACATGTACAATCCAGTCTGTAGCTTCTTCAAGATCTGCTTCTTCTTTACGAAGTGCTTTGCCAATCGCCTTACGACGAGCGATTAAGTACTTGTCAGACTTGTCAGTGTCACCGTCGTTGTCGATATCAGCATCGTGCTTACCGACTGGATCCATTGCTTCTTTCTTGATGCTCTTTGCGATCTCATGACCTTTAACGATAGTTGATTTCTTCAAAGGAGGTGTATCACCAGTTGACTTCATAGCAGCAGCCATGCCGACTGCGTATGGATTATCTACTTTCTCGTCAAGATCGGCATCTTCGTTCAATGAAGGCTTAACAGAAGTATATGAAATACCACCAGTTTTCATCCGGCGTTTATGTTCATCTTCTACTTCTTTACGAGTATAGCTGCCGTGTGGTACGTTTTTTGTAGCATGAAACTTTAGACGTGCATCGGACATCTTTGTGATAGATTCGTCAAGCTCGACTTCTTCACCAATTTTAATCTCTCCAGCACGACGCATGACGGCCTTTGTCTTGCTAGCACCCGTCTTAGGATCTACTGCACGAACAATGACTGGTTCTTTGTCAGCGCGCTTGGTGTGTACCTCAGCTGCTTCATAAACCTTTTGATCTTCTTTTTCATCATAGTCAGCTTTGCGCTTAGCCTTTGGCGGCTTAGCACCTTTGAACTGAAACTCAGTAGCAGTTGGATGAGCTAGAACATTAATGACATGTTTGTCAAGAAAAGCCTGTTCATCTCCGCCTTTTGGGCGGTAAACAGTTTCTAGGATTTTTTTAAATGATTTCATTTTAGTACCTATTATTCTGACATCTTGTTTGCAGCAGTGGTCATACCTTTGCCACGCTTAACAAAACGCTTGTACGAGTCTGAAGTTTTTTGAACACTTGCAGGAGTGAACTTTTTCGCAGCCATACCTTTTTCGACTTCAGCCTTTGCTTTCTTGCGGTCAGCACCAGCTGCTGCGTGGTAGCTACGAAGCTTGTCGTCTGAAATTTCGTCGATTTGATCGGCTTCTTCTTTCATATCTTCATCTTCATCTTCATCCTCGTCTTCATCTTCATCCTCGTCTTCATCATCTTCTTCTTCTTCGTCTTCCTCGTCTTCATCTTCATCTTTTGATTCTTCGAGGTCGAGCTCTTCTGCGACAGGTGAGAAGCGAGCTTCAATAGCTGCAGACACTTTTGCTTGCATGATATCAGCAAAAGTGGATTCAAAGGCAGACGCATCTTTATAGATAGCTGCTGAAATAAGATCTTTAATTGACATATTTAGTCTCCTTTATTTGGTTCATTCTGAGGATTTGAATCAATTTGTTGTGGAACTACGCCAGGACCATCTTGTTGATTATCTTCAGGCGGTTCATCTTTTGCTTCTTGATCAATTTGTTTCTTGATGTCTTCGATTTCATCTTCAGACATATGTAGTACGTTCTTACGAATCCACGCTTTTGAGTAGTAGTCTCCAGCATAATTATTAATATCAGCAAGAACACTCAATCTGTCGCGAACAATTTCTGCTTGCTTCAACTCTTCGAAATGGTTATCGAGTTGGAAGTTATAACGAAGCTTATCCTTAATTATATCCCACTCTTCTGGCTTGATGATACCTTTTAGAATGAGTTGCTTTTCTAGAGCTTTGTCAAAGATGTTTGAGAACCGCGAACGCAATCTACGAATAAACTTAGCGAACTTTACTTCATCACGAGAAATTTCAGATGATCTTCCGAGTGAGAACCCGGTTTCAGGTTCGAGACGAGAGATAGGAACGTTTAAAGACTTATATAGTTTACGTTGAAAGTAAACAACGTCATCCATCTCACCAAGGTTCTGGCCACCTGGAAGAGACGTGATCTCAGTGCCGCGGTTGCCTTCACGGCGTGGAAGCCAGAAGTCATCAGTGATCGTCATAAACTTACGATCATCTCTCATCTCGCCAGTTGATGCATCGTATACAAGTTTGTTCTTATGGTTAACCATCATCTCACGAAGATACTGTTCTGCCTTTACCTTCGGAAGGTTACCAACATCGATATAAAAGATACGACGTTCAGGAGCACGAGAGATACGATAGATAACGACTGCGTCTTCCATCATACGAAGTTGGTTAAGTGGTTTATACGCTTTGTGCAAATGAGAAAGAACGATTGTATTCCTTTCATTCAGCACACCAGAGTTACAGCTAATGATGGAATCTTTTGCGATCTTAAGACCCTGAATAGAGTCAATAGTACCAATACTATTCGTTACTGACGCCGCGTCATACCCACGTTCTGAGTACATGTAGTACTCGTTCTTTAACTTTCTGAACGCGAATTGAGAGCCAGGTGTTACCTTCTCTTTTTCGTACTCACGCACTTTTCTCAATTTACGAGGGTCTATAGAACGAAGTTCAACAATACCACGACGAGGAGAAGACTCATCGATCATCACATGATAATGGAGTCTACCGTCAACATACCAACGAGTAAAGATCTCATATCCCTGATTACTAAAGTCAAGGAGCTTTAATACGTTATCAAACTCTTCACGAATCTTTTTCTTGATTGAGTCTGGCATCTCTAAGTCGTCAGTTACACACTCGACCGGAGGTTTGTCGTCGGCAATCGTAATCGCTTCGTTAACGATATCGTCTACGGCTGCTTGAACCTCTGGTTGTTGCAACATTGAACGATATCTGTTAACAAGTTCTGCTTCAGTTTTTGCAGTTCCATCAAGATCAACGAAAGTACTCTGAGAACCGCCGGAAGCAATAGATACTGCACCGTCGTCATTAATAGGTTCAGCAAAGGATCGCACTGTATCCTTTGCTTCTTCTTTACGTTTGATCTCAAAGCCAAATAGCTGCATTATAAATTCCTTTTCCTGTGGTTACTGGCTTAGCTATTAAGCACGAGTGCCAGCATCCCCAGTAATTCCACCATTAATATCCCACCAATCGTACTGGAACGTTACGCTGAATTCTTCAATACGGTCAGTGTCTTCCCATGACATATCGATAGGTGATACTTCAGTTGGGAATAGGCCGTTAAAGTTGTATACACGAAGTGGAACACCAGTCTTAGAGAACTGTGTGATTTGTGCTTGAGTCTTATACTGAAGTGGCGATGCGCTACCAAGTGCAGTTAAGTTACCTTGGTGTGAGTTAATCGCCGACATCCAAGACTCCATAGCATTTCTGACAAGGAAGTCTTCGTCATTGATTACAGTAACAGTCCATGGTTCAAACGTTCTGTCTCCAGCAATCTTAATCTTACGGCCAAAGTATGGAACTTCGATGTTACCAAGAGTAGAACCTGGAAGCTGAGCTGCTTTAACCATGAACGGAACTTTAATATCAGCGATACCGTTGATCGGGTTCGTGATCTGCACTTGGAAGAGCGTAGTCTTCGCTCCTCCAAATGTTAGTTGTGATCTAAGGTCATTAATATTGAAAGCCATTTTTTATCTCCTTCTTTCTGATATTTATACCTTAGCGCTGACCAATGATTTCTTCAAACTCAACACCGCTTCTAACAGCGATAAAGTTAAGTTGAATGAAGTTGATTGAACGTGCTGGCTTAATATAGATATCGCCGATAAATTCATTGCGATCGATAACCTCTGATGTGTTATTTGTTTCGTCGCAAACTACTTTAAAGTCGAAGATACCTCTGCGGCCCTGTACGTCGCGAAGGAATGGCTCGATTAGGTTTCTGAATTGTGCGCGAGTAAATTCGTCGTTGAATTCAAAGAGAGTTGAGCGTGATGCACGAGAGATTGCTTTCTCAAGCACAATGAATAGACGACGTACATTAATACGGTCAAACGCTGAAGATTGATTCAAGTGAGTCTTATCTCCAAACAAGATCGTACCTTGACCCGGTTGAGTAATAATCGGGTTGATCGAGTTTTTGTAAAGTTCATCGCGCTGAGCCTTATTTGGATTGAAAGCTAGCTTAATGATGTTCTTGATGTTACCTCTGCTATATCCAGCAGGGGAGAACCATGGATCACGTGTGGTATCAGTTCTTGCGCAAAGACCAGCGACATCACCATTCAAAGGTGTGTGAATGTAAACGTCGTTGTAACGGTCATAACGGTACTTGTAACCAGAGTCAAGAACGATATATGAGGAATCGCGTAGTGCATCTGAGAAAGCTTTCACTGCTGTAACTTCGTTGCCAGCATTGTTTACTACGTCTGCTTTTTCTGGAGAAACGAAGAGTACACAATCTTTTCTTACGCTAACAACGTTGTCAGCAATCCAGTTTGCAAGCTCTGTACCGTTTCCAGTACCTCTAGCTTCTCCGGCAAGAATAAGTGAAACATCAATATCTTCTGGAGAAGCGAATAGGGCATATCCAGCTTGTAGTGCGCCTACAGATAAAGAACTCTCGTCTAAACCGTTTGTTCCACCAGAAAGAGCTGCGTATATGGATGCAGATGCTCCAACACCAGCAATAGCGACTGAGACGTCAGCAGGAGCAACAATGTACTTAGACTTTTGACTAATTACTTCTGTAATATAGTTAGTGGAGCCATCAGCGTTTTTCGCAGTACTCGTTGTAGAAAGTGACTCATACGCTTCTAGTGCAACGTTAGCAGTAGTATCCATAACGATTACGTTATAGGTACCAGTAGCTGGTGTACGTAGCTTAGCTGCAGCAGCAGCCGCGCCTGCGTTTGACAGTGCAGCACCAGATGAACCAACTACTGCAATTGCTAGACTATTACCGTAAGTTCCTTTGTGCTTTGCTGTTACTCCAGCACCAACCGGAGATCCAACAGCGGTTGTTGCGGTATTACCGCTTGATATACGTACAACGTATAATGAATTACCATATGCTAGAAAGTCTGCAGCAGTAAAAAATGTTTCTTCGTTAAAGCCGATTACTGGCTTACCAAAACGATTTACTAGATCAGTCTCTGACGTAACCAATGTTGCAACATCAGTTGGACCCCATGTGAAAACACCAGCAATTGCGCCGGTTGTAGACGACACCGCAGGCACAACTGTTGTTAAATCAATTTCAGATACATTGATTCCTGGACTTAGTTGAAATGCCATATTGTTATCTCCTTTTGTGAGCATTATTTTAGAGAATTGTTCTTTCTATTTATAAGAATAGTAATTACCAATCACTTAGCCACGCGTCTCTCGACGGCATCCTTACTTCTTCTACATGCTCAATATCGTCATAGGTTAAACCAAATGGCAGCAACTCATCCATAATTTGTTCATCAGTTTTTTCTCGAAGCCTCATCATAGTATTAATATCGGTAATCTCTTTAAAGAATGTTTGTGTAGTTAACCATGAAAACAGAACTAAGCCCATGACCAGATCGTCATGGCATCCTGCTTCTGCTTCATAAGAAACTCCTCTACGTGAGAACGTCGATAGTTCGTTGATCGTATTGAAGTCTACAACCTGGAGTTGTTTCTGTTCGCACAACAGTTTTAAAACAGAACAACCCATCGCTTTTACTTGTTTGGTCGTACGAATACCTTTATCTACGTTTGATCCAAAACCGCCTGAGATTCGTTTACCCGATCTACCAGCAGATTCAGTATATAACAGTGTTTCAACCTCGAAGTCAAAGTGCAGAGTATCAGAAACTTGACCACCAATGTCGTTGATTTCGATAAGTACGTAGGCATCATTATATGATTTAGTTGTTCTAAAAATAACATCTGCATAATCAACAGGTGTTACGTAATTATTGCGGTATCTTGCTACTTGTTTATACGGCATACTCGATACATCAATAATATGGAATGCTGAATAGTCTAATCCCTTTCCACGAGAGACGTCAGCAATACATACATAAGTCTTTCCTTTTTCAGGTCTCTCGTAAAGCGCAAGGCCTTGTGACTCGTGTAATGGTTCTCGATATGCTGACTGAAGATACTTGAGCGTTGCACCGTCGATAAGAGTACCAGATGAACCAAGGAACTGACACTCATATTCTTGCGCGAACTTCTCTTGGTCGAAGTTCAGTGCTTCAAGAGTCTCTTGCTTCCATGCCTCACCACGACCAGGTACAAGATCCCATGTAACTTCGGTGTATTGATAACCATTTGTACCTTGCTTTGCACCTTCACAGATCTTGAAGAAGTGATTGAGACCATTTGGTGTAGAAGTCATGAGTAGCTTAGTTTCAGTACCAGATGAGATAGTAGGATAAACTGAAGCGAAGAATTCATCGTATCCTTCTACGAAAGCACATTCGTCAATGTAAAGGAAAGCAATTGACTTACCACGAATTGAGCTTGATGTGGTTGTACCTGCGTAGATCTTACATCCGTTCTCAAGTTCAATTGAGTTCTTATTCCATTCAAGGATTCCGTGCTGCATCCACTTCGGTAAATTTTCGTATGCTAACTTAATACGCTCAAGAACTTCCTTTGAACCTTCGCCTTTATTTGAAAGAATACCAACATTTTTGTGTTCATTAAAGATGATATAGTGTAGAATGATAGCGACTGCAGTAGTAGTCTTACCAGCCTGACGTGCAGTAAGTACAGCGACACGACGACTGTTGAAGATCTTCGTAGCGATATCTTTCTGGTAATCATACATCTGAAGAGGAATCAAACCACGGTCAACATGTACAATTTTAATGTAATTCTCAGCAAAGTAAATAGGATCCATCATACACTTAGCCATTTCAGCTAGTTGCTCAGAAGTCCAATTTTGTTCTTGACCAATGCGTTTAAGAAGGTTATTACCTAAGTAACCCTTCTCTGATTTAGGAGTTTGGTTGTCCATTTTTCCTCATGTCCGCTAAAACCTTCAGCAGATCATGCGTAGTACCGACGAATAGATTGTTATTTGTCACGTTACCACCAGATCCACTCTGAGGTTCATCATTATTCTTTTCTTCTTCAACTTTTTTCTTTGATAGTTGAACAAGTTCTTTATTAGCATCAACAAGAGTTTTCATCGTCGTAGCTAATACCTCGTAAGCACGAGGGTGCTGTGATTGAGTAGCTACACCAAGTAGATCTTCAAGCGCGCTAGTTCCCTTTTCAATTACGTTGTACATGTTCTCACGAGCATAGTCGTAATCATTCTCAGCCTGTTCACTGCGTGTCAAAGGTTTCTCTGGTTCCTTTGGAAGATTCGATGATAGCTTCTTTGAAAGGTGAGAAGCATCAGGTGACATCTTTTTCACGATAGGTTTATCTTCAACAATTTCGGCATCTTCAACTGCGCCAATAGGAGGCAATCCGAGATACTTTCCAAGCACATCTTTAGTCATTTGGATCCACTATTTGCACTATGTAGTCCCAATCATCATCTATGTTAATAGCAGAATAAGCTACAGTTTGATTAATATCTGTTGTAGGCTGGCCATTTGCGGTTAAGCCCGGTCGAACTATGACTCTCGAAATAGGATCAGTCGCAGCCATTGTAGAGTAAATGTCAGTATTCGCAAACTTAATAATCTTGCGCTGAGTGACTGGTCCATAGTAATAGCCCTTTAGCGTAAAGTTAAGTGTCCATATGATAGCACGTCTTTCTTCATAAGACCCCTCATACGTGTCCTCAACGTTTATTGAATTAAGTACAATGGGAATATCCACAAGAACATCCATTCCATCAACTAATCTCGCAGTAACAGTAAACTCCGGTTTAAAGAATGGAAGGATCTGTTCGATGATCTTTGTGCCATCTTCTGCATACTTGACCATAATATTCAGTTGAAATTCGAGGTCGTACGGAGCAGGAGTATATTGAGTCTTTACTGCGCTATCGTTATTCGCTATACCCTTTACAGAGTACGTCGTAGGAGTTAGCTTACGTTCTGGATCGTAAGACATCGATACCATTTCAAATGACATACGAGGGAGTCGAATCGCTGGAGCAGTAAGGTCAGGATCTTGCTGAATCCGAGCAAGGAATCGTTCCATTGGCCCGTAGTTTAATGGCACCTTCATTGCTTGAACGACTGCACCATTCGAGTCTCTTCTATCAATTGTAATATCATTGAAGAGCGTACCAAATATTGCTACGTACCGACGAGTTGTTTGATTGTAAAATTGAGTACCGAACATTAGTAGATATCATCCCCGAATGGATTTGCCTCGGTAAAATCTAGAATAGTGTTTGCCTCAGTCTCAATCGTAAAGTTATCTGCAAGAGGATCAAACAGATCAATTGCCTGAATCGAAGTATTCGAAGTCGTCTTGAACTGATTCGCCCAAGTATCAATCTCTAGAATACCAGTATTGAATCTTTCGTTTGAGTATTCAAAGAGTTCAACACGAAGATCATACGTCTGAAGCGAACCCATTTGATAGAAGATCGCTTCATGCTCAACGTGTTTAATCTCAAAGATCTTATTGTTGAGCGGGAAGTAGATCAGATCGCCTTCGTTTGGTCTAACCTTTTCGTTAAACAACGCAACATCTTCAAGAAACTTTCTCATCGAGATTGTAAGAGTCATTGAGTCATTGATCTGTAGACCAAACTTGCTCAAGAAGTCGCCGTCACCCTGGAATCCTTCGACATTCTTGATGTACATTTCAACCATATAAGCATCATCGTAGTAAGGAAGATCATCTTCGTTTAAGAGATCATCAAGAGCTCCGAACTTATGCGGGATGTACCATACATCAATACCATGGATACGAATGCTTTCAATGATCAAGTCTTCAATAAGACGTTGCTCACCCGAGTTCGTAAAGTTGTTGAAGTAAAAATTTGTAGCCACTTCATTATCCTACAAGGTCATGGACAGGAAGTGAGTATGAGCTAATCATCTCTTGTTCCATTCTCTGGATTTCTTCTTGAGCGTCTTGAAGAATTCTCTCGCCGTTGAATTGAACGTTTCCTGGTAAATTCATTCCGATGAATTTCGTGAGGTTTGAACCCCACTGATACTTGATCTTTGCTGTTGCATAGTTCTGCAACCAACGATCTTTCCAAACATCTGTATACACCGCAGGGTCTACAACCTGATAGCATTCGTATACAATAAAGTCTCCCACTTCAATCTTGTCTTTATTCATATCGATGTATAATTTGTTCATATGACGATTATAGCGAATAGGTTGACGCCCAGTTAGAATCTCTTGCATGAACGCAAGATACTGGAAAGACATATAATAGTTGATTAGATCATAGTTAACAAAGTCATGGAGGTTGTTCAGAACAAATTGATATGTCGCGCTAAAAATACCGGACCCGGTCAAATTACCTTGAATCGGGAACAAGTTTACAACACCAATGATATTATCTGCGACTGGAACATATCCGTTATCTTTATCTTGTTGAGTGACCTGGCGCTTGACATACATCTTTTCGGTACCATCGAAGTGATAGTCCCAGTAATACGTGAGCGCTTCGTCGATACGATCATCGATCTGATCGTCATCAACGTTGATTTCAATAACAGGCTTACCTAACTTACGTAGGCACCACTCTTTAAATTCTGCTCTAGTCGTTGGTTGTGCCATGGGACAGATCCTTTGATGAATATCTATTAGATATTTATAACAATAGTTTTACTCTGGTTTGATGGGCCAGATTACTGAGTGCGGGAAGCCCGACTGCACTGTGATGTCGAGCAGCGCGCGGCGATATGCGGTCCACTCGGCCTGCTTCTCTGCGCTTAGATCGGCCCAACGGAGAGGGTTGCTGACGATAGGGTCAACCTCTGCTGACAGCAGGTAGTCCCGTTGCACCCTCACTGCAGCGCCTGCTGCCGCATCAAGCTCTGCTTGCGTTGGCGGAACATAAGCTTCGGTCGCAGGGTCTGCATCCATCGTAGCGTGAAGCGCAGCAGCATCAAACAAGGCCCCAGTGTCGTTAGGATCGCAGGTGAACGGTATCCACCCGAATTTCTCATGTTCGATCTCACAGTCTATGCGATTATTTGCTAATTTTTTTGCGTTTCTATAATTCATATTAAGATATCCTTAACCAGACTGTTACGTTTGATATGGTGAATGCATAAGCGGTGCCCCCGCCTTGCACCGCGGTATGGCCCATACATCTCCAAGTACCAGCGGGAGCTGTTGGGCCATAGCCGACGAGTGGGTTTGTTGCATCTGTGGTAGTACTAGCATAGCGCAGGGTTGATCCTGCAACGGTGGTCCCTGGAGTTTCTGCGGCAGTAGTATTATGCCAAAGGAGTGCATAAGAACCAACATCACCAACCGCTAAACCCGCCGTGGCAGTACCAACTTGAGCAGTTGTTGGAGCTGCTGATGACAATGTAGTCCAACTCGGTGCTGCGCTTGGTCCACCAGATGTCAGCACTTGGCCCGACGTACCATAGTTCTCCCCGCCGATGCCTAGCTGCCCGGCCAAGGCGATACGTAATCGTTCACTGGCACCAGCAAAAAATGTAATAGGAGAGGCCGTACCAGTTCCGACAGCAGCACTCTCGATGCGACTTTCTGTAGCCGTCTGACGAAGACGAAGAAAAGAGTAGTCTGTTGATGTTCCAGACACTGCGAGGACAGATGAGGCTCCTCCATTGACGATTGCTTGGATATTACCAGCTACTTCCAGTTTTTCAGTCGGTAATGTTGTGCCAATACCTACATCGCCGGTGGCAGTGATACGGAAGCGTTCAGCTAGTACGCCACCAGAGTTGCGAGTCTGGATGTAGAAGTTCGCCGGGAGCTGGCCCGAGGTGATCGAGCTGTCTACGACGTAGCCGATCTGGCCGTAGGCGGCAGTGGTCTCCACGCTGGCGTCGATGTAGCTGGTGCTGAAGTTGAGGCTGGAAAGGCTGGCACCTGACGTGTAGATGGACTGGGAACGACCGCCAAATACAATCGTAGCCGGGGCGATGTTCAGATTGCGTGGAGATAGAGACGGTTGACCGAGGGATATGCCGCTTGGGAACAAGCTGCCTGTTGCAGCAAGGCTCAGTGCAGTTCTTGGAGGAGCAGCCCCGTTATTGGCCCCGACGCCGAAAAGCATAGTTGCCAGCTGGGTCGGGAGGGTACTTGGCCCCACCTGAGCCTGAATGTAGGCCCGCGGCCCGGCGGTAGATACACCCGAAGCAAACTCGAGCGTCCCGTGTGGCATGTTAGAGAAAATGGATGCCTGCGAGTTCCCCAAGCGCGTTGTCGTGGGGTCAGCAACGTAGCTTCTGTTGAACGTAAGACCATTCTGGTTGGTGTCGATGGTGTAGGTACCGACACCACCCGTACCCGTGCCGAGCGCAGTGATGCGGACGCGACCGTTTGCAGAACCCAGATACTGACCGACAGCCAAAGCGCCGCTGGAGACTGCGGTTACGTCAAGGGTTGTGTCCGTGACCGTGGCCGTAAAGACGCAGGCGAGAGACGTATCGCCTGAAACTTCCATCTTGGTCGCTGGAGTGATGGTGCCGATGCCAACATTTCCAGCAAGTTGAATATTGCCAGAACCAGATGGAGAGATCACGACGTTTTGGTTTGTACCACCTGCAGACAGGTCTAGTTGGCTCGAAGCAGTGATTACACCAATTGTTGGCTCAACCGGTTTAAAGGGCGTCCACTTAGCACCTGTGTAAATGTATTCGATCCCGTTTGGAGCGAGATACACGTCATTTGTTGCTGGTGTATTTGGAAAATTGATTGGCATGATTATTCCTTATGATACAAACGTGCCGGTTGTGGCGCTAATCTTCTTCACGGTGTAATATGAACCAGCTAAAGGTGTTACAGTACCAGCAGAGCTAGTAATTTGTAATCTCCAGCTTGATGTAAGTATCGTTTGTACTTGCATATTTAATTGGAATACATGGTTAACTCCAGTAGTAAGAGAACCAGTTGTGACAAACGGGGCTGTAGTGGCTCCTTGTGATCCTGCAGAGCCCCACTGTGGGCTGCCTGCACCAATACCAGTTAGAGGCGATCCTATATAAATTCCTGCCATACGATTCTGCGCAGATGATGCAGCCATAGTAAGGGTAATCGTGCCGGCAGTAGTTTTCGTAAACACTAGATAAGCTATGATCTCGTAAACTGACAATGCTTCTAATGATATCGCCGAAGTAGCACCAAAGAAGTCAGCGATAGCAGGTCCAATTGCAGTTCCATCAGCCGTCCGGCGGAACGTCTGTTCGCCTACAATAGCACCAGCCCCAGATGTAGCGTTAAGTTGAGTTATATCACCAGTAGAGGCGATCCTCATGCGTTCTGTATTAGAGTCAGACCCTCTTGTTCTAAAAGAAAGGGCACTGTTGACAGCGTTACTATCAGCAAGAACCGTAATAATACTAGCAGTTTCTTTTGTTGTACCAACAGTGTCTGTTGAATAGAATGCGAGGTTTGTGTTTTTGGCGGTGGTGGCACCTGTACTTGGATTCCAAATGGCAATACCTTCGCCATCAGTACTACTAGCAGTAGTCAATCTTTTGAGTGCGGTAGTCGTACCAATAACAAGGTTCCCGCTACTGTCAAACCGCGCGACCTCGGACCCACCCTCAGCAAAAGCAATTGTGTCAGCTGCTGGGAAGAAGATACCAGTGTTATTGTCCCCGCCCTGCACGGCTGGAGTGGTAGCAGAGCCGTTTGCTCCAGCAATACCTGTTGTTCCATTGATTGTAACTGGCATTTAATACATTCCTAATATTCGTTGTTGCCGTATAATAGTGAATTAGAAACCTTATACGTTTCTCCGATCATATTACATAAACTAAAAATTTCAGTAGATGCTTCATTTGTATGAATGACGCCATGATCAACTGAAACACGAGTTGCTTCTGCTATATTTATCTCACACGCACTAGATCTACCGTTGATCATCATTTTCTTAACATCAACTTGCGATAATGAAAAATCACTAATCTTAGGAAAATTAAAATGGTCACAAACAGAATCCATAGTCATTTTTGGTTGCATAAACAAATTGTTCGATTCAATCCATAACACATTGGTATGTTGAGACATCTCATGAACTGATCGAATCCAGTGATAAGCTATCATTTCTATATCAGAAGTTGGAGTCCATACGTCATATTCCTTGTAGTTTGTCCTTAAGTATTCAGCCCGAAAGGTTAACCAATATGACTGTACGTTGGATATTTTGTGTAAGTGTTGAGCGAGTGGCCGATACAGAAATACTTTTGGTCCATTTAACAGTATAGGTTTCATTAAAGACAAGCTTTGAAATTTTACTACAGAACCTTCGTATTGATCGTATATCTTTCCAGTATTAGCCATCTCAATACCATGTTCAGGCTCGAGATAGGTCTTAGAAACTGTTGAAAGAAGCGAACCCATGAGAGTGGATCCGCATCTTGCTACGTGATATATTTGCTTAATCTCATGCAATTTTTTTATCAATTTGGTGCGGGATCACGTCGAGGAATTGCGATACGCAGTATCGCCCATTACCATTAAAATATGCGTCATCTTCTATTTGTACTTTCAAAACTTCGTGTTTTACATATGACGGTAGTAGCACAAATACGTTATCAGAACAATCTAAAGTATAATTGTAATCAGTGCAATGTAATTCACCGCCGCTAAATTTGCGTGGGTGAGAATGGAAATATGAAAATGCTAGAAAGTCTCTAGTAATATCAATATGTGGAGGATAAGCATCATCATTGTAGTAATATCTGACTTTTGTTATTCTACTGTTTATGTGTTTGATTTTCATAAACTCAGGAAACTTATCAACTATTAAATCTACAAGATTTTTATCATACTTTCTTTTGAATATAGTAAGTATGTCTGAAATTTTTCTGTTTGTGTAAGCATCCTCTAACAATAGAGCGTGATGATTAGTCGGTCCTCCTCCGCCATGCATAATACCCGGGGGCATCAACTTATCGGGCTTAGTCAAGAACTTCAATTCGTGCTTAATATCTTCTAACTCTTTTTCAGTGTAAAAGTCATATATCACAACGTGAGGAAACGGATGGTTCAATAAATGTATATTCATAATTTTAAACAGTGCAGATAAGAGATCCTTCAGATCCTTCAATTACTGTATCAAATTCGTATATTTGTTGATGCCACAACCCTAGGGGTGCATACATCTGTACTACAGACTCTAAACTCTCACCTACATACGGCAGCCTTGCGCCGACAGTATATTCTCCTAGATGTGAAGGTTCTTGGGGAGTATATACTATCTCCATCACTTTATTTTCTTCATCTACTTTGATTATTTTATAATTGTATTGCAAATCCATTTTTTTATCCTTATACTATAGAACCTAATCTTGTTCCAGTCGCAATCCAAGTTATGCTAGCATTACCATTAACAGCTCTACCACCCGCACCGCCTAGACCTGCTGTATAATTACCAGCGCCGCCATTCGACCCTGTTGCACCCCAAGACCCACCGTTTCCTCCAGAAGCATGTAGTGTCTTGGTCCCACCAAGTCCCGCAGAATTATATGTTCCTGATCCACCAGCATTGCCACTGGCACCTGGAAGGCCATCATTGCTACCTGCAGCGCCTCCGGCAGCAGTTGTATTGCTAGAAGCACCCCCGCCACCACCACAACCACCATAATACGAGATAACACTATCATCACCGCCAGGTGCTCCGCCAAGCGATAGGCCCCCACCACCCCCGCCTCCGCCTCCTCCAGCAATTGTCCCAGCGTTGTTTACAGATGCAGAGACACTAACAGTCAAAGCGGTGCCACCAATATTTCCATTTACACCGTTAGTACTAGAGGCACTGCCGCCGGCGCCTCCTGTTCCACCTCTACCAGCGATTACTCCACTATTGATAAGAGTAATCCCGCCTGGCCAAGATCCATCAATCGTCAATGCTGCAGTGCTGTTGCCCTGAACACTTCCAGATATAATAACACCTGAGCCGACAGTGATAGTAGCTTGTGCGGTTCCATTCCAACCATTTGCAAGAGCCCATGTTCGTAAATTGAGATCTGTTTGGTTAGAAGAGATTGTCGCCAAAAATGCTGCAGAGGCAAATGGCGCACCTAACATCATTTGTATAATACCTGACATTATGTAACGTTTCCTGTAATCACACATACTGTGCCACTGATGAAAAAGATATTCGCTATTCCGCGGGTTGCTAATGTGACAGAGTTTTTATCTGTATCTGTTCCAGCTATATAAGCTGTTGTAATGGTACATGTAACAGTAATATTCCCTGTAGTGTTATTAAAAATAGTGATTGCGTCACCTTCGCTAAAAGTAGCGTTTGGTATTGTTATGCTACCACTAGTTCCAACTTGGACATACTTTCCTACATCACCTACTGCTAGAGTATAACTAGATGTTTTTGTTCCAACTGGAGGAATGTTTCTATAACCGATAGATACACCGCCTGAAAGGTTCGCACCATTTGGAAATAACGGAGCACCGGTACCAGCAGAATTAGTTATTTGATCAGCTCTTAGCGTAGACATTCTCAGCCCTCCCACATGACGTTGATAAGGCCAGCATCGAAGGTGTCGGTGCCGTTTGACATAGTAATGCGGACGCGGTCGAGAGTCGCTGAAAGCGTCTTTGAGCCAGAGTAGAAGTACACATATGCTGTGGTGGTATTGTTGTTACCAACACCGGAGCCAACCCATGTGTTTGAGGTCAGGTTTGAAAGTTGAAGGGTTCCATTAAAGACCGATGTGGCTGCTCCAATATACTGGGTCGCAAAACCTGCTGTGCTGGTAAGCGCGCCAAGAACCCCGCCTGATGGGTCTCTTGCCCCAACCATTGACAGATATCCGGTCGTTTCAACGCCTCCAGAATCCCCAAGCTGCACTATTATGGGACTTGTTCCATTAGTCGAAACTTCGTTAAACATGACAGTCACACGCTTTGCCCACGAAGGAACACCCGTAAAGTCTATAAAGGTGCCAGAGGTGGAAGCTACAGCCGTTCCAAGCGTAAGCCCACCGCCTTGGATAGTGCTACCAGAGATCGTCGCCCCTGTCACAGTCCCACCGGAAAGCGTCTTGTTAGTCAGGGTCTGAGTTGTATCAGTACCAACCAAAGTAGTTGTAGCATCAGGAAGTGTAATACCTCTTGGCGTTGAACTATTAGGATTTGTAATCGTAAAAATGCCAGAAGCAGATGGATGAGATTCGATTTTAATTGGCATATGTCACCTCACACAATCGTCCAAGAAGAACCGGTTGGTACAGTTACTACTACACTATTTGCAACAGTTACTGGACCAGCTGTAAGAGCGTTTTTGTTCGTACCTAAAGTATAGTTTGAAGTAACAGTTTGGTCGTTCTCAAAAAATACCCGATCGCCGTCTCCTCCGGTCGCTCCACCGATTGGAGACGTTGCAGTGATAAACGTACTAAGTCTAGTTGGCATAGTATTTCCTTATGCTTGAGCTTCTGACCAACGAAGAAGAACGTGACCTTGACCAGTACCAGCGGTTAAACGAATATTGATCGCAAGAATATCAGATCCGTCTGGATACTGGAAGTCACCACCGAGTGGAGCACCGGTCAATTCCTTCAATTCTGTAAGTTCTAATCTGTCGTTCACGGCTCCGGACGCGGTAGAAGGAGCAGCAAAAGCGAAGACCTGTTCTCCAGGTACTGCAACAGTGCCCGCACTATAAGTCACAGCAGTCGCGACTTGTGCAAGACTTGGTTGTCCACCCGCAGATTCTACGTTTAATGGAAGCCATGTCGCGTTAGCGAAATTCTTAGGATTCAACACACCTTCAACAACACAAGCACCAGGGTTTGTACCACCGGAAACAGATACACCAACCGCTTGTAGAAGAAGCTGAGAACGATTCAATAGATCTCTTACCCCAAGACCACCAACCTGGCTGTTTGACACAGATGGCGCAAGGCGAATGAGGAACGCTGTTTGGTTCGCAGTCGTAAGACTCAAGCCGATCCGCTGATAGTTAAAGATGTAACCGCGGTCCTTTGTGAATCCACCGTCCATGATCAACGCAGAACCCCAGTGACTCAATGTTGGAGAACATGTGTTACTGATCAGAATTACACCCGTGCCTGCGGTATGGCTCGCTGCAGCTGCAGCAGTAAAGTTGGACGAAGTACCAGCTTGCCATTGGGTCAGCGTTGCTGCCCGAGTAGCTCCAGTCAAGTTACCAGCACCAGTCGCTGCAGATTTACCGCTATAGCGAATGATTTCGTTATCAATGTATAACGTTCCTGCCGTTGGGAAGTGTGCTAGTTCTGCAACTGGTATTGATGTAACTGAGCTGTTAATGGTAGAGGTGAGAGATGTTACCGGCGTGTCGTTTTCGATAGAATACCGGACTGGAAGGTTACCAGATCTCATGTAAGCTTCGTCATTGACGTTATTGTTTTTCATGCGATGCACAAAAATCCAATTACCATCACTACCGCGGACCATAAAATCAACAAAGCCTGCACCGTACCATGAATACTGTAGACCTACCATGTGCATCTTGCTTAGATTAATATTGAATCCGCTTGGTCCAGTGCCGTCAATCGTATCAATGTTAAATTGTTCTTGTCTAATTCGTGTTTCTTGAATTAAATTACCCTTTACACCAGCAGCGTTAACACCTCTGTAATCAGGCGACACGAACATGGACGTATCACTTACTACTTGTATGACGTGATGAGTCATACCGCGAATGACGATTCTATCACCTGCTCGTAATTGTTGAGTAAATCTTGTATTTGCGCCAGTTACAGCATTTGAGTTTTGTGTAATCGTAAGCGTTCCACTTAATTGAGCAGTAGCGTTTCTTTTTACAACCGATAGAATGCTACCGTCATATTCCCAGAACAGCCCGTTCTGTTCGTCAAATAATCCAGCTCTTACCGCCGCGCCGTCCCACGTTATTACATACACCTTTGGGGTAATGTTTAGTACTGCAGTAGTTGCGCCAAGCACACTTGTCGCCGTTACAGTAAATTGGTAGTCACTTACAATAGACGCTACTGTATACGTGCCGTTATAACCGGAAGTGGTTGATCCAGCTATTTGTATAACTGCACCGATTTGTAAACCATGATCGATATCATCAGTTGTGACGGTAATTGTGGAACCGACAGTTGTTCCAGAAGCAGTCATACTTCGAATATCATAGTTTGGTCTGAATAAAGTTCCAGTTGACCAAAGGAAACCTTTACCGGATTGATAACGGAAGTATCTTTTACTCTGACGCGCAACAGTCGCGCCGTAAGTTGGAGTTTTAGTTGAAAGAATAACGCCACCGTCTTGTGATCTATGTATAATAGTAGAATTTGTAAATGCGTACAACGTAACAGTCGCTGGGGTTGCGACAACACCACCGGCTCTTGCCGTATATGTCAGCGTGGTTAAGCTCGGGACGCTTGTGACAACAAACGGCCCGGAAGCAAGGGCAGCGTTAGTGCCAGATGCAACGATAGCATGAATAGCTGTACCTGGAATTAATCCGTGTGGATTAGTAAATGTCAAGGTAATTACTGATGGGTTAGCACCGTTACTCGCTGCAGAAGCGACTGGTATCGATGCTCCTGAATAGAGCGCGCCTCGCTTCATCACAGTCGCATCTGTAAGCAACGACTGACCACTTGATGCGCCAACAACACCTCTCGCGAAATACGTGACGGTATTTCCAGATGGAGCAGAGTTAACAATGAATGTACCGTCAGCTCTACTAAATCCTGCAATTCCAGAGTTGAGAGCTGAAATGTTGATTACTTGACCGGCAGAAATACCATGAGCTGTAGATGTAGATACGGTAATTAAGCTGTTCGTTGTACTTGTAGTTTGAAAGTCTGTAGTAACTGCAGTTGTAATCAAATCCACGCCTGGCAATTCATACGCAGATGGATAACCACGAACAGTACCGTATCCAGCCCATTTCGTTGGCTGAAGGCCGTATTCAAAGTCAGCGTCGATGAGTGACTCTGGATTTGATACTCGCATTCTTTCAATCGCGTCAGTACCGAAGTCCCATGGTTTAATCTGTACGTGCTTTTCGGTATCTTCAATGAAGATCTGTAGTCGGTCAGCAGCATTATGTGTCGAAGTGCTGACTGCAAGAGTAAGGACTGTATACCCGTCGTGTCTGTCAGTTATCACTGGAAAGTTAACTGAATCGTTTCCAGTAACGAACGAAGTGGCTGTGCCAAAGTATTCTGTACTCGCGAAGTTGTAAATAACTTTGTTGCGAGTAACGTTAGTGATTACGAGAAATTTCTCAAGTGTGAATCTACCAGGAATTCTGATAGTACCAACTCCAGCTGAACCTGGAGTAAACACATAATCTGTAATAAGCTTCTTTCCCATTATTTCCTCATTATCCTAGTGCGATTGCTATTGCTGCGACTTCATCGAGAGATGGAACAGCTGTTCCGGGTCCGGTCTGTGCGACAGACGAATAGATTTGCCAAGTGCTACCATTATATATAAACTCTACTTTGATCGATGAGACGTCTATAACAAAATCATCTGCAAGGCTTTCGATAGTGCTGCCGTTTCTTCCGATCGTCAGATTGTTAATTCCCCAACTCGCATTATCGTAAATCGTAACGTATTGACCTGCAGTGGGAGAAGCCGGAAGAGTAACGGTAAAGCCACCAGCGCTGGTGTCTGCAATAATGTTATCACGGTTTGATGCGGTGTAGTTTGAAGTCTTGATTCTAAATGCTGCGTCTGCTTGACTGCTCACAGCGCTTACCCACTGTGAACTTGTTCCATCATTATAGAAGACGTTTATTGTGTTATCAGAAGAATCAAACCAGAGTTGACCGCTTGTTGGAGTACTTGGAGCAGTATCAGAAACAGCTGCGCCGCCTGTCGTTGACCAATATACTGCAGTGCCATTCGATGTTAGAACTTGACCAGCAGTACCTACAGAAGAGTTGGCTGTAAGCGTGCCACCGTTTATTACTATGGAAGTTGCTCTAGCTGTACCGTTTACATCTAATCTTGAGGCTGGACTCGTCGTTCCAATGCCTACGTTGCCATTGGCGCTGATCCTTACCCGTTCACCGCGATTGCTACCGGTAGTTGTGCCGGTATAGAAAGCAAGACCAAAGGCAGCACCTGTAGCGGATTCCGAAATGGAAGCAATTTCACCAGTAACAGCATCAGCATACGTCGCAAAGTAAGAAGCACTCTCGGTGATGAAGCTAAGCGATCCAGTGCTATCACCGACCCCTAGACTCAAGTCGGTCCCGCCGATAGAAAGCACGGCGCTGGTGTCGGTTCCGCCGACTATTGTCGCCGGCGCGTACGCCCCAACTCCTACCTTGGGTCTTGCCGCGGGTAACGCGGTCGAGGTCGACAACAGTACAATAGGAGTGTCAATGTATGTGGTGCCTAATGCACCGAGAGTGCTTGAACCAATATTAATATTTGTTGTAGAACCAGATGCTCCTCCAGTACCAATATTGACAGTTTTGGTAGAACCAGAAACAGTTGCTCCTGTTGAAAGTCTGGTGGTGCTAGCCGCTGTGCCGTCATAGCCGAAGTTACCTGTAGTAGCGGCACCGGCAAAGTTGACAGTAGTTGCAGTTGTGTCAAATAACGCCATTGTCGTACTAGCAGCATTGATGCCGGTAGTAAATGTTGGGGAGGTGCCAAATACTAATACACCAGTGCCAGTTTCATCTGAGATAACGCCAGCTAATTGAGCAGAAGTGGTGGCTGCAAATTGAGATAAGTTGTCAGTAGTCGCAAGAGTGCCGGTAGTTGGCAGAGTTACGTTCGTAGCCGCAGTTGTTGTTAGGGTAAGAGCGAAGTTGCCGGATGTTGTGACCGAGTTAGCAGTTGAAATATTTCCGCCGAGCGTGATTGTGCGGCCAGTATTGTTAACTCCGGTGCCGCCATATTGGCCATTAATAACACTACCGTTCCAAGTACCAACTGATACCGTACCAAGTGTTGTTGCTCCAGCGGCATTAACCGCAGCAGTATTAACGATTTCAGTTCTTGCATTCGCAAGTGTTTTTGGTGCAATATTACCGCCAGATGTTTCAACATAGTAGTGTGTTGCCGTTGTAGCGGTATCGACTACGCCTGCCATTGTAATTGTAGGCGATGAAATAGCTGTGGTGCCGGCAATATTTGAACCAATATTGATGTTTGTGGTGGAACCTGCCGCACCACCAGTACCTAGGTTAACAGTTTTTGTTGTGGCTGTAGCTGTTGCACCTGTACTAATATTAATTGTAGAAGCTGCAGTGCCAGTATAACCTAATGTTAACGCAGTTGAACTTGCAAATGCACCGAATGTCGCACCACCGTCGATTGTGGTTGTAAATGTTGGAGCGGTACCAAATACTAATGCGCCACTACCTGTTTCATCTGATATAACGCCTGCAAGTTGAGAAGAAGTGGTTGCGGCAAATTGAGCTAATGTTCCAGTAGTAAGAGCACCGTTGGTAACAGTCGCGGCGTTACCAGTAATATTGATGCCCCAGTTACCAGAAGCACCTGTACCTGTTAGCGTTGGAGCATAAGTGTTAAAGTTGCTTGCAGTAAGAGCAACACTTCCACCAATTGTTAGAGCGCCGGTACTTACAAGATTGAGTACACCCCTCGCGTTTCCTACATTTGTCGCGCCAAGGTTATGTTCGACATAAAACTGTACTGCACTACTAGCACTGGTGTTTAGACTTTCGATTAATCTAGCACTATCATTACCGGCAAGATTCAATTTACCGGTCATCGTATCACCGGCTTTTAACACGTTACTTGAAGCAGCACCAGTTAATGCAGCAGTGATGGTATTTGCAGTAAAGTTGCCACTTGCATCACGAGCCACAATAGCACTAGCAGTATTTAAATTGGTTGCTGTAGTGGCTGAATTAGATACTTTGCCAGCAGTTGAAATTGTAGCGAGTTTCGTATCAGCGATCGCTGCAGCCGAATTGATATCAGCATTTACGATTGAATCTGCAGTAATTACAGCAGAGATTGTTATGTCTGCGCTTCCGTTAAATGATGTAGCCGTACCAGATACGTCTCCAGCAATCGCGATGGTTCTTGCAGTAGTAAGCGTTGCAGCAGAGCCGGTAGTATTCTGGTTACCAACAGCGTTAACACCTGGAAGGTTAATGTTAGCTGAACCATCGAATGATACACCGCCGATAGTTCTTGCGGTCTGTAGCGTAGTTGCAGTTGTAGCATTACCACTTAATGCAGCGGTGATAGTATTCGCCGAGAAGTTACTCGAAGCGTCTCGTGCCACGATGGCGCTAGCGGTCGAAGCGTTTGTTGCGGTAGTAGCCGAATTGGATACCTTACCTGCTGTAGATATAGTTGCTAGTTTAGTGTCAGCAATGGCAGCTGCAGTATTAATATCAGCGTTAACAATAGTATTTGCAGTAATGCCGGCAGAGATGGTAATGTCAGCTGAACCATTGAACGACGTTGCCGTTCCTGTTACATCCCCACTAATTGCAATTGTTCTTGCCGTTTGTAGCGTAGTAGCAGTTGAAGCATTACCACTGAGAGCTGCATAAACTGTATTCGCCTGCACATCTGCATATTGGAATGTGTTGTTCGCAGTATCAATTGTCTGACCTGGTTCTGGAACATAACCTTTAAAGAATTTCCAACGACCATCGGTTGCATCTCTGAATACACCAGTATGGGCATATGTGCCGTCATTGTAATTACCAACAATACCAATATCTGGGTTAGTAACAGTGCTATTAGCGTTAAGATAGATAAGGTTATCTTCAATCGCGAGTTCAGTTGCGCTAACAGTAGTCGTTGTACCATTAATGGTAAGGTTACCCGAAAGAACTAGGTTACGGAATTCAATATCTGATGTAGGCGAAATTTCAGTTGTTATAGTTATATCCGAGCCGCCATTAAACGATGCTGATCCGGTTACGTCTCCGCCGAGTGAAATAGTTCTTGCGGTAGTAAGAGTCGCAGCGCTCCCTGTGGTGTTCTGGTTACCGGTAGTATTAACGCCTGGCAAGTTAATGTTGGCTGAGCCGTCAAATGAAACACCACCAATTGTTCTAGAAGTTTGTAGCGCAGTAGCAGTTGTAGCATTACCAGTAAGAGCAGCAGTAATAGTTCCAGCGCTAAAGTTTCCTGATGCATCTCTAGCTACGATAGCACTTGCGGTATTTGCGCTTGTGGCTGTTGTGGCAGAATTTAGCACTTTACCAGCAGTTGAGATAGTAGCAAGTTTGGTATCAGCAATGGCTGCAGCAGAGTTAATATCGGCATTTACGATAGTATTTGCAGTGATATCTGCAGAGATTGTAATATTAGCACTGCCGTTAAACGACGTAGCAGTACCAGTTACGTCTCCGCTAATCGCAATTGTTCTTGCGGTGGTTAATGTAGCTGCACTTCCGGTTGTATTCTGGTTGCCGACGGCGTTAACCCCTGGAAGGTTAATGTTAGCCGAACCGTCAAACGAAACTCCACCAATGGTTCTAGCATTCTGCAACGTAGTAGCTGTAGTAGCATTACCAGAAAGAGCTGCAGTAATAGTATTCGCAGAAAAGTTACCACTTGCATCACGAGCAACTACCTTTGATGCAGTAGCAGCAGTAGCGGCATCAACTGCAAGAGTGAGGGCTGCACCTTCTGAACCGCCATTACCACCAGTAATATATGATCCGTTCGTGATAGAGGCGACGTAGTTACCAGTGGTATCAGTACCTAGAGCGACTGAATTGGAGCCGATAGTAGCAGTAATAGTTACGTTAGCTGATCCGTCAAATGTGGCAGAACCTGAAAGATCACCGCCAAGAGAAATGGTTCTAGCTGTTTGCAACGCAGTAGCAGTAGAAGCATTACCAGTAACTGCACCTGTAAGAGGTCCAGCAAAAGCAGTTGCTGTAACAGTACCACTCACATCTAATCTAGTTGATGGGTTATTTGTCCCAATCCCCACGTTACCAGCAGAAGTAATCCTCACGCGTTCTGTTGATGTGGTACCAGTTCCAGCTGGACGAGTAGAGAACGTAAGAGCACCGCTTATATCCCCTGTTCCGGCTACTGCTTCTGCTATACCAGTTATCTGTGCAGCGGTTATTAAACTCGAACCATCATAACCGATGTAATTTGAATTACCTAGATTGTCTCCAGTTGCTACAGTTAATGGTGTAGCAGTAGTACCTCTGTATTTTCTAAAGTTTACACCCGGTGCGGTTGTATCATTTGATGCTCTTGCGGCAATAAAGGCTGTTCCACTATCTCCTGAAACCGAGATTATTGATGTTGTTGCGTTATAGACACTTAGGGTTGTTGTAGGATTATTTGTTCCAATCCCCACGTTGCCGGCAGAGGTAATACGCATACGTTCCGTTCCGGCAGTTTCCACAGTCACAGTATCAGCAGCAGGGAAGCGAATGGAGGTGTTTGTGTCGCCAGAATGTACGATCTTATCGGCAATAGTTAAATCGCCATTGGCTACAACTAAGCCATTTTTGACTAGAAAATCTCTATCCGCCACGGATCACTCTCCCCTGTGGTGCTTCTTGTAGTATTTATAACTACTTAATATTTTAGCTTTCGACGATTTGAACGCCGTTTTCTGGCCTAATGACATTAAAATCAATAAGCCCATCATATACAAACCCAAGGGTCATGGGAGCAAATCTATCATATTCTATTAGATCTGCAAAAAAGTCTAATTCGGATTGTATAGGAGTTTCTGCTATTGCTGCCATTTCTTTACGCCGTCTGTCCTGTATTCACCACAAACCCGGCAGTTTTATTTCCGGAAACCTGTGCGGAAGAAATTGCGTTAAAATATGTATAGGTTTCACCATTAATAATCATAGTGTCTCCAGTTGTACCAGCACTGCCTCGGGTCATCCAAACATCGCTGATGCCAGTGATCCAACAAGTTGGCAGTCCATAACTAAATCCGTGGAAAATCATTGGTTTAACAATATTTCTTGAGGCTCCGGTTGTTGATAATGTTGCAGACATCCTAGATGACCATATGAATGGCTGTTGTGCTAATGAAGCAGCCGCAGCAATGTTACTTTCACCTGGGCCACCAAAACTTAAAACACCGTAATTTATATTCGTATTGGGATCAGTATAATTAAATATTTCCAAATTGTGGCCATTACCTGAGCCAAGCACCGAAGTCGCTTGAGCCCCACCGAGCACACCAGGTCCAGAAGTTCCGACGGCGCTAGTAGCTGATCCAATATTAAGTTGGCAAAAAGGTGCCGTATTATAAAACTCGTTTAATTCTGTGACGCTATGTTCAAATACACCGTGATACTTTACACCTTCTTTTATTATTAATACAAATCTTGGACTTGCAATCAGATGAAAAGTCTGGTTTGCAAGAGTACTAAAACCGTTGTACGCGTCACCTGTTATTGTCGAGGCCCCCGCGGTGCCGGTTGCATATCCATACGCTCCTCTGTTTGTAAGAGTAGTAGTTACTACGTTTGAAGCCCCAGATAACCAAAAGCCTCCGTGCGTAGTGCTATCATTCCAAATTATGCTTATAACCGCAAACTTTTCTTTTCCAGCTGGAGCAAGACACGGAGATTTCATTGCCCACCAATCGTTTAAAGATGCGGCAGGAGTCGAAGCACTTCCTAGTGTTGCTCCATCTAAGCTGCTATGAACATATGTCCATCCTGCTGGAGTATTATCAACCACAACACTTGATGTAGTGCTAAATCCAGTTCCGCTTAAATTACTGGTTGATGGAGTTGCGGATGTACACAGAGCTATAATATCTCTAATTAAGAGTGAAGGTAAGACTCCAGAACCGCCTGTTACTAACTTTGCATACATATTACAAAATCTCCATTCTTGAATCTGTCGGAACGTATTCGGGATCAAACGGCATAAAGTATAAAGTATCTTGTACACCAAATGTTTTAATACTTGTTGCAGCTACTTGTTCTAGATCGCTTAAACTTCCATTAAAAATATACACGGTTGGTACTGTTTCACTTCTTCCTTGAAACTGGGCTATTATTTCTTCTCTTGTCATTTTCTTTATCCGTAAAATGTTATTACAACGTTTAGTCCTGTGCCAGGACGTATGGTTCCTACCTCAGTAACATCAATAAACACGGTATCGGTGCTTAATACATTGAGAGATGTAGAATATGTATTAGAAGTATTTCCACTTGTAATTGAATATGTTCCTAAAATCGATGGAGCATTTAGTGAATCAACTTTTCTTAATTTAATATCAATAGGCCCGCCTGCAGGTGCAGCGATCGCGGTTCTAGCGCCTTTCGCATCAGTGACTTCTAGATATACCGACGATATTAATAACGCCGCTCGAGTGAATACAGCCTTATTTCCTAAAAGTTTTACAACCGGTCTACCAGCTGCAGATATAGCAACTCTAGATGTTCTAGGTCTAAGTCCAGCTGCAACGCTTGAAAGGGGCGCGCCTATAACATTGTTAATGTTAGTATAAGCTGTTCCAGTGGTGTTATCAAAAAGAAATTTACGAGTTCTTCTAGCCATTGTTAAACCTCTATTATCTGAGCCGAAGCTTTCCAACTAATCGTATGACCAGTCACTCCTGTCACGTAAATATTTATGGTGTTATTCGTATCATCGGCTCGAGCGTCAACTAGATATCCAGTATTTGTTCTTGCTACAATGACTTCATAAACAGATCCGATATCAGTTACGGCTCCGTTACTGTTTGCTGCTATACCCTGAAGTTCGAACATAGCATAATCACCGGGAGTATCTGTTCTTCTAGCTGCGATATTCACAATATAGTTTACAGATTTATTTGTTGGTACAGGAATTCGAGTTGAACCACCGACAAGTATTTCGGTTTCGGTATTAGCAGTTGTAGTACCGGTAAGCACATATTCGTTGGAAAAACTGCTTGACCCTGCCGCTGATCCATACGCGTACAACGCTGCAGTAAACCAAGTTCCGTTTGGCGATCCGTTGATCTCTTGTGAAGTTGGGTTAGCAGTATATGCTGTAACTTCAACATAATCTGTTGTACCGTTAAAATATGCGATAGTAGATAAGTTTAAAAATTCCCCAACTGTTGAATTGTTAACGGGAGTTTGTGTAATCGCAAGTTGAGTACTACCATTTTTTCTTAATTGCAAATTGGTTTGGTTATTGTTTATAGTACCAGCGCCCCACCAAATTTGCGCAGTTAATGAATAATATCCTGCAATAGTTGGTTGGAATCTGTTAGACGCAAACCAATTTTGAGGATCAAAATCATCAACAAGTGTAACAACCGTATCAGTACCGTTTGTAATAGTTTGTCCTGTTCCGTTCTTAACAGCTCTTACGACATAGTCACCAGCCGTTATGCCCCCGCCAGCAGAACTAATAACACCATTGGCTACCGTAATGGTCGTCCCATCTACTTTAACACCACCAAGAACAGTTGTATTTGCTGTCGGAAGAGTGTAAGTGCTTCCACCGCCACCCACTGCACCACCTTCAAGTACGTCAATTCTTGCAAAAGTTACAGTGGTATTTGCATTTACTGGTGTTGCTAATAATCTAACGTTTCCGCTACTAATATTAGCGTTAAACGAAATGAGGCTTGATCCCGAGAAAATGGTTGCGTATTCTGTTACGTAGCAATCAGTTCCATCATGTGTTAACAGGATTTCTGTAGCATGGTATGAGCTTGAAGTTGCTGCTTCTACGTAATATTTAACAGTTCGTACTGCTGTGAGCGCGAAGCTATCTACAACTTGATTAGCAGTTGTCGTAGATAGTACTACTTGGTCAGTTACGTATGACGCGCTAGCTCCACCACCGCTTGTGATGTCAACAATGCTTTCAGTGCCGTTAACGTTTTTCTTAATATAGAGCTTGCCGTCGAATGTGTTGATAGCAAACTCGCCAAGTTCTAGGTCAGTCGTAAGAGGGACTTTACCCTGAACAGAACTTCTTTTTGCTTTAATAATTGTTGACATATGTCCTCATCTGTGTATAATGGCTATATAGCCTATGAGAGTATATAGTATTAGTAAGTTCCACCGTCTATTGTAGATACTGTCACTGCTCCAGATGTTACAGTAAAGTTTGTTGAGCTGAAGCTTGCTACACCCTTAGTTGTAGTAGTTGCATCAACACCAGAGAGTACATATGATATACCTTCTCCGGCCGCGCCTGTAATAGACAGACCAGTACCAGCTCCTACACTTACATCTGCGGCATAGTTGCCAGTTGTATCTGTTCCAAGAGCAACAGAGTTAGACTGAATTGTCGTGTTGATTGTGACGTCAGCACTACCATTGAATGATACCGAACCTGCAACATCACCCGAGAGTGTAATAGTACGTCCGGTTTGAAGTGTTGTAGCTGTAGTAGCATTTCCAGAAAGAGCTGCAGTAATAGTATTTGCAGAGAAGTTGCTCGATGCATCACGAGCTACAATCGCTGATGCAGTAGAGAGATTTGTAGCAGTTGTTGCTGAGTTAGATACTTTACCTGCGGTCGAGATGGTTGCTAGTTTAGTGTCGACAATAGCAGCACTTGCGCTGATATCGGCGTTAACAATCGTACCGTCTAGTATCATTGTCGATGTTACTGTACCAGTATCACCAGTTGTGATCACTGTACCAGTCGTAGCTGGAAGAGTAACCGTAGTTGTGCCAGCTGCAGCAGATGCCACCAATGTAGTTGTACCAGAAGTAGAACCACTAAATCTTGCGCCGGTTCCACCAATGGTTGGCAGAGTCAGAGTCTTGTTAGTAAATGTTTCTGTTCCAGCAAGAGTCGCAAGAGTACCAGTTGTTGGTAACGTTACGTTAGTCGCTGCAGTAGAGGTGAGTGTAAGAGCAAAGTTACCAGACGTTGTAAAACTATTCGCAGTAGAAATGTTACCTCCGAGCGTAATCGTACGACCGGTATTATTGACACCAGTGCCACCATATTGACCAGCAATTAATGATCCATTCCACGTACCAGTTGCGATTGTGCCTAATGTGGTAAGAGAGGTAGAACCAGCAAGAGGAGACGCGCCAATCGTGTTATATGAAACTGTACGAGCAGTACCGCCGTTAAATGTTGTACCTGATGCTGCACCAGATCCACCGTCGTTAAATGTTAAATCAGTTGATACACTTGTTGCAGTACCAGAAAGGTTTGCATATACTGTATTTGCTTGGAAGTCAGCATATTGGAAAGTGTTATTGGCGGTATCAATGAATACACTCGGCTCTGGTACGTAACCTTTAAAGACCTTAAACCGACCATCTGTAGCATCACGGAAGAAACCAGCGTGAGCGTATGTGCCGTCATTATAGTTACCGACAAATCCCAGATCTGGGTTAGCAGCAGTTTTAGCAGTAGCAGTACCACCAGAAACATAAGAACCAGTAGCAGCATTTGTAATACTGAATGTTGAACTATTAGAAGCAGTAATAGTTTGATTAGATAAGTTATACGCAGTTGGGTTAACACCTGTGATAGTAGCACTCATGCCAACGTCAAATGTGTTTGTACCAGAAACGGTATACACTACAGTCGTGCCGTTACCTGTAACGGTACTAATTGTTTCTGCTTCTGATTCATTTAAATAAATCAGGTTGTCTTGAATAGCAAGAGTTTGTGCAGCAATAGTAATTGTGTTACCAGAGACAGTCAAGTTACCATCAATAGTAACATCGCCTGTTGAAGTAACGTTACGGAAAGTTACGTTAGCAGTTGTTGCAACGTCTTGTCCAATTGCAATAGTTGGTGACCAGCCTTCACCAGCAGTACCTGAAATTGTAACACCTGTACCGCCCGTCGCACCGGCAACATAGTTACCTGTAGTGTCAGTACCAAGAGCGACTGAGTTTGCCTGAATGGTGGTAGTAATAGTTACGTTGCCAAGGTCAGTCATTGTAGCCGAACCAGCAACATCACCTGAAAGTGTTATCGTTGGGTCGTTAACATTAAGACTAAATGAATGAGCAACATCGTTATATGTTACAGTGATACCGGATTGTGTACCATTTGTAAACGCTGTCGCGACAGCGTCCTGAGCAGCTTCAACAAAATCGGTGACTTGAGTCGAAGGAATCGCAATTGTGGCTGTTCCAGCCGCGGTCAATCTACCTTGTGCGTCAACAGTAAATGTAGATACAGTGTTTGCATTACCATAAGAACTAGCGGTGACGGCTGTATTATCAAGATTGATGGTGATATTGTTATTTGTTACAGCTGAAGTGAGTCCAGTTCCGCCAGTAACTGTAAGTGTGTCGGTAAGAAGAGCAACCGTATCTGTTCCGGAATCGCCGGCGATCGAAAGGTTGGTCGCAAGGCTTGCAGTACCAGCAGCTGTGAGTCGGCCTTGAGCATCTACGGTAAATGTTGGGATTGCACTTGAGCTGCCGTAGGATCCAGCAGTAACAGCCGTATTATCAAGGTTGATAGTAACAGTGTTATTCGTTACAGCTGATGTTAATGCTGTTCCACCGGTAAACGTAAGAGTATCAGTAAGAAGAGCAACAGTGTCAGTGCCAGAATCACCGGCAATCGAAAGGTTAGTTTCAAGGCTTGCTGTTCCTGCTGCAGTCAATCTACCTTGAGCGTCAACCGTAAACGTAGGGATTGCACTTGAGCTACCATATGAGCCTGCAGTCACAGCGGTGTTGTCGAGGTTGATGGTGATATTGTTATTTGATACGGCTGAAGTTAATGCAGTTCCGCCAGTAAATGTAATAATTTCATTTGTGAAAACTGAATCAGTAGTACCACTATCTGCAGCAATACGAACTGCAACAGCAACACCTGCGAATTGGTCATCGACATACTTCTTAGTAGCAGCATCGGTATTCGTGGTTGGAGTAGCAAGGTTAATGATCTTGTGGCTGTTAACGTCTACATTTCCTGTGCCATTTGGATCAAGAGTAATGTTACCATTGGTATCGGTTGATGTAATAGCATTGCCATTAATCGTAATATTGTCGACATTTAAAATATCGATTTTGCTGTTTGAATCGACAATAAGTGCAGAGGTAGCGGTTAGAGTACCTGGCACATGATCAAGCATGGCAGTAAAGTACTTACCACCAATCACTTCAATATTTGCTGCAACACCTGACGTTTCAGTTCCGGTACCGATGTAAAGGCGATCACCACCGTTTGATTGTGTTCCACCGAGGAATGAATATGCCATTTCACCTTGTGCAAGCGCACCAGGTGAGCCGCCAGATCCTGATCGTTTGATTCTGATGAGTGACATTAGAAGAATCCTCCATTAATTTCTGTATTTGGATTCTCGATCACGGTCTGAGCTCTCCAAGATTGTGACGTTTGATCGTAAGTCAAAAGCGCGCCGTCTTGCAAATTGCCGACGACGACATCAGAAAGATCATCAAGTGTAATATTGCTTGTACTTACTTGGTAATTAGTGACTAGAATATTCTGCTGAGGAGTCACCTTAGCTGTAGTCGTAGTTCCTTGTCTAACAACTGCTTTAATTGTCATGTTAAGCTCTCGTTATTCCAGGAGTTACTGTAACAATACCTTCTACCACACGAGTAACGGCTCCACCAGGTGAAGTAATTTCTACGTCGTAGAGGTATCTACCTGGAGCTAATACGCTCGTCGTATTAGCAGATAACAATAAGTTAATTTCACCACCAGCGCCAGTATGGTTTGCTACGAACGTTGTAGCAGTTGAAGATGTATAATTCTTTCTCATCTGCGCAGCTACAGTATAGTTTGTAAGATTAAACACTACACCACTAGGATCTGTTAGATCTATAGTAGCAGTAAATGTCGTACCTTGATCGACAACTAAGTTTGCTTTAATAGCCATGAAAATCTCCTCAAATCTTATGACTATTTATAATTTATCGCCGTATATGAAAGATCGTACGTTAGTCTTGATGGTATAAGAATAGATCTACTGGAAGAGCGATACGAAGGTTTGCATTATATTTTCTCACTTGATGATAAAGAAACCCTGGAAAAATTACAACATCACCAGTCTGTGGCATATGAACAGTTGGCTTAAACTGTGGTTGAAACTCAAGTGTATATCCGCGGTTTGCATTTACTCGAGGATCGTTGAAAACAATTTCTCCACCCTTATCAGTATGTTCCGCCATAATGTAAAAGACTGAAACGAACGGTGCACCTGCGTGGTTATGTGTATCCATACTATACCCATCGCCGTTACCAGTTAACCATGACTTAAATTTAAAGTTATAGTCGTATATGCTTATACCATATACCTTATCAAGATACTCAGCAAACTTTTCTTCAGCAAGTTCTTTCAGTCTCGGAATCTTATGTATGATAAGTGACGCGTCATCATCACTTGGCGATGTAACAACTTCATTCGACATCACACCAGTTAATATAGTATCACAGTCTTCTTTACTAATCTTCGAAAGATACACAGAAGTCGGGTAAAGATCGTTAAATCCGAAAGGCAATCTCTTCATCATAATATTCCTTTACATCTGGCACCATGCCATTCATTTTTAATGGCAACTCAATATCTCTTAATATCTTATCATAAGTCTCAGGATCTTCATCGTATGTTTTAAAGTATGGATCATTACCTGCAAGTAACATGGGATCTCTAAGAAGTTCAATGAGATCTTCGTTATAATCTTCTGCTATCCAACTGGCATAACATACAGCTACAAAATAACTCTTTGCCGGATATATCCACTGATCGACTTTTTCGTGGAAGTGACGAATGATATTGTTGTACTCATTACTTATAACGATATCAACGTTATTTAAATCATCTCGATATTCATTGTTAAGTCTGTGATATATCTCTTGCTTTATTTTCCACTCTTGCATTCACCGTACCAATCTAAAAGACCCTTGTAACCATTGCAACTATTTTCTAAATTCTCGACATATCGGTAATGTTCTGTTAAACAGCCACCGTAATACTTACACTGTTTACATATATCGCTGAGTTCGTTCTTTTCTTTCTGAGTCCATTGAATGTATTCGTTCCAAGACTCGAGTTCTAAGAAGTACTCCTTGTCATATTTATCGAACTCAAGTACACCAAATTTTCCGTTCGGTGTTATGTAGACGTGGTTATCAGAGAACGCATTATACAGTCCTTCGTACGAATCTTGAATATGATCCTCGTTTATAAAACGAAACCGTTTGGGTGTAGACGCGGTTAGCCACTTTATAACAAAGTTCTCGTAATCTCGATGAGTAACATTATACGAGTTTGCCTGATTAATTGAATATGGTTTGATCTCAACTGAATCGATAGAGGAACAAAGATTTAGCATGCTAATCATCTCTTCCACATCCATCTTCAGAACTTGAGGCGATGCAAGTATGAGTACAGCAATAGGAACCGGAGACATAAGCATGTTCTTATAAACGAGCTCAGACTTCTCACGAGCAGCAAAGTCGTATGACACTGAAAGATACACATCGTCGGCATAGAACCCTTCATGAATCATAGAGTAATTCGTAATTACGTTGATCTCTCCGTTATAATGCTTTCGAATAACATCTTTCATTGCATAGAAGTAGTCTTTTTTCAAAGCACCAATCTCACCGCCATATAAATCGATATGCTCGATCGACGGCACTTGACTCAAAAGTTCGTCAAGCCGGTTCAATTCTATTTTCTTTGAATCACGAAGTTGTGATTCAGTCAGATAACAGAAGTCACAGCTAAAGTTGCAGAAGTAAGAAGGATTGATACTTACTGTATACATGATTCGTCAACATAAGGTGTTGGTTCTAAATTAAGACCATTCGCACGAATAATCTCTGGTGCAAGTTGTTTCATATGTTTACAATGATCTTCAACCATTCCAAAGTTCTTTAGGTCTTTCACAGTCTTTCTGCAACCATTACATATCTCGAACATCGGGCAAGTAAAGCATGACTTCTTAAGCGATAGTAGATTCAGGTCGTCCGTCAAAGGAGTAGAAAATCCACCGGCCATCTCGTATTCGAAGTCAATCTCCTTATCACGATCGTCACCGAAAGCACCACATGAATAGTAATCACCCTCAGGATTAATGTTACGAATGTTTGAGTCACATGTTCGGCTTTGCGGGCATATAGTATTCTCGCCTTTCAGCCGCTTTAACATTTGCTGAGTATTATGTTCCCACGGCGCTAAACCAGCTTTCCAGATCTCAACATATTTCTCATAGATCTTTGATAGTCTATATGGCTTATCTTGATCACCGCTTGCCATGGCATAGTTGACTTTGCAGACTACACCCATTCTTTTAGCTAACTCAACTGTCTGTATAACAGTATCTTCATTCTCTTCCGTAATCACTGCAAGAAAGGTTGGGCGGTATCCGATATGCTCAAGCATTGCATTCGAAGCATTCCAGAAGTCTTCTTCGGTGAACACTGAGTAATCACCTTTGAGTCTTCCATTCCCATACTGAAAAGACGTGGCTACACCTATGCGCGGGTGCAGGAACAGTTGTTTCCACTTTGACACATTCTTATAGAACGGCCAAAGATTAGTCGTAAGAGATATAGTAGCAGGATAGTTATTATCATCCAGGTGTTTGATGAGTCTCCAGTAATATGCCGGACTCATCATCAGAGGATCACCACCATTCACGATGATAGTGCTTGTGTTCGGATATCGTTTAAGAAAACGAAAGACGCGTTCAAGATCAAGTTGAGACGTATGTTCTTCTGATATCTTCGTTGATGAACAGAATGTGCATTTGAAGTTACACACTTCAGTCGGCTTAATAATAAGGTCCATATTATACAGTCAATGATTCGGTTTGTGGTTGATCGTTAACTGACCATCCAAACACTAGTGATGTTCTTGGCTTGTCACCGAAGTACGGTTTGACCCTATGGACATTGAATCCCGGGAAGATCACCAATCTGTTTTGCTTGGGCAGGATATTGATAGAGTTGTTGGGGTATTCAGCGAACGTCAGATTCTTGTAAATGGTCAGTTCACCTCCGACCCAATTAGAAGAGTATTTATCATATGAACTATCGATATAGTAAAGAGCTGTCAAGAAAGATCCCTCGACTCGATCGTCGTGCGGTTCATATAAGTGATTACTCACCATGGTTTGATCATACTTGTGTAAAGAACCCTTCTGCAGTTCTGTAAACGTCAGATTGTCATAGTCGATACCATTCCGCATACAATAACTAACGACCACCATCGTAACCAAATTGTGGATTTGTTTTTGTGCTGGTGTTAGACCCAAAACATTTTGACCATCTATCGTTTTACTGATAGATGATTCTTTGATCAGCTGCTCATATAGAACCTTATCTGTGATAAAGTCATCATGAATTTCTATGTTTGCAGTCCATAAGTCGTATTGTTTATATGTCATTTTCTAATTTCAAATGCATCAATGTGTTTCCATCATGCGCCATCTCGTAATCAAAATCAATGTCAGCGAATAGCTCTTTGTTTGGCAGTATAAAATCTTCGTATATCACGGTTTCGATAAGCCTATTATCTACCATAAGAGCGTCTTTGTCAACCAGTTTGTTGTCCACCAAGTCATCAAGGTGTTGCTTTACTCTCTTAAACACTCCACTTTCGTCTTTTTCGAATTGTTCATAAACGTATTTGAATAGTTTATCTGCCTTGATATGACTCTTAATCCGAGGACCAATCTCTCTTTGCAGTCTATTCAATATGAACATTTCCTTCCATTCTTCCGAACTAAAACTGAACGTTTCAGTCACAAACGACATACGGCCCTTATGTTTATTGAGAATGCTATTGGATATGCCAACAGTATCGTTCTCTTCATTTTCCATTGACCCGGCAAATGACACCTTAATACTATGTTTTTTAATATATTCGGGATCTGCGAGTGGAGTATTGGGCAACATTGTAAGGATGTTACGCATCTTTCTCCACCCGTTTACACTGTGGAGTTCTTGAAAATAGTTCATCTGTTCATAGAATTCTTCTATAGTGAATCCTGGAAGTCCTAGAATAAACTCTAATGATGCTGCACTATTGTATTTTTCGTTGTACTTTTTAGCTAGTCTCATGTGTTCATCAACTGATACGTCAGTTCTTTGGATTATGCCCATGACGTCAGGATTTAGAGTTTGCGTGGCAATAAAATAAGCTTGCATCAATCCTGCTTCATGGAAGATGTCTAAGATCTTTTCTTTCTTTTCTGAAGTAGTCTTAGCCAATCCATACAACATCACTTCTTTCGGATATCCAAACTTCTTTGATAGCTCTACGATATACTCGGCAACTTCGACATCCCGTTTGAGAATACCAAAATTAGCGTCAATTATCTCTAACGATTCAAATCGCAGAAGGGATATGATTTCCAATTCTTTTTTGATTTGCGCAACAGATTTTGCTGATACTTTACTACCAGTTCCACCACCCCACTCACAGTAAACACACGAATACGGGCACCCTCTCGTCGTCTCATATAACATAGTTGTCTGAGCATTACGAGAAGCACATGCCATACCGACTTCAATCAAGTATGTCATATTCTTTTCTATTGACGATTCTTCTGGATACGAGTACTTTATTTTTAGTTCAGGACCAACATAGTCTCTTGATATTAGATGAGTCACCTTCTCAGGACTAACGACCTTACCATGTTCCACATACTGTTTCAAGAATTCTTTTAAGAACAACTCTCCATGACCCGTGGCATGGCATAGATAGTCTATATACGGATGTTCGTCAAAGAATTTTTCGTTGTGCCCTTGTTGTGGCCCGCCTTTGATTACGACGATGTTAGGATTTCTTTGCTTGACTCGTTTGGCAATCTCGTGACATAGGTTTGTGTTCCATTCGTATGTACTGATACACAGAACACTAATGTCTTGTTTGAAAATGTCGTCTAAAATCATTTCTTCAGTGACTATACTTTCCCAATCGATGATCGGCTTAACCCAATTGTATTCAGGCATATAGGTGTTGAAATTCATCCACGCGATATCTGGATAATAGTTTCTGGTATACAGTGGTGGATTTAACCAATAGATATTAAGCATTTTAATCCTCTATAACGACTTTTATATCCATAGTAATCATGATGCGATCAGCCTCAGTTTGTTTGACCTCGTGATATAGATTACCAGGAAATATTAAGCACGTCCCTGCTTTCGGGTGTATTTCTAAACTCTCGCCTAAGCTAATAGGAGAAGCATTCTCTGGCATATTCAGGTAGATCGCCACCACAAAACAATAAGGAAAGTGGTTATGCTTTCCGATATTATCTCCGCCTTTATACATCAACACTGTCGAGTTGTGTACTTTAAAATTGACGTCGGCTGAGTAGTGATCTAACGACATTTGCTTAACAAGCTTTTCAATATAGTTAGCAAGTTCGCCTATCTTAGAATTCTTGATATGACTTTTAACAGTCGAAACGAAATTTACCTTTGTTGATATCTTCGAACCGTCAATGTTTTTATTAGCGATGATGTATCTACTCTCAGTATCTAAATTCTCTTTGAGTGTTTCGTTTGCCACAAAAAGTTCGATTGCACCTAAGAATGCGTTGTCAATAAGCTCTTTGGGTATCTCGTATTCAAAGACAGGCATCGTGTCCTTGGTAAATCTCATGTTAGTCATGTCACCATTCACCATATTCTATTTCCACCTATATCTTTCGCTGGGCTGATACAATCTTGTGTACCGGTTATCATCATAAGATTATGTATACCGCGCTCCGCACACAATCCCACAAATCTGCAATCTTTGCATTCAGTTACCGTAGATGCCCAATCAACTTGCTTTACAAAACTGTTGTTGTAAAAGTCGTATAGTCCAGCTAGACTCCACTCTCTGTCTATCTCAAATACTTTATCAAAACATGCTAAGCCTTCAAGTAGAAACGGCGGCATGTATAACTTACCAGTTTTGTAAATTATATCCCAATCTTTACCTTCTTCTGCATCTATTTCTGCTATCGATATATTATCTATACCGTACTTTTCGCGGGCATCAATCAGAGTTTGTTTCAGCGTCTTAGCTGCTTTGATAAATTCTGAACCAATAAACTTATTTCTTAGATTAGAACGTGGATGCGGTAAGATTAGATCAACATCAAGTCCGTCTAACAAATCTGAGTTATATAGTTTGAGTATCAATTCAGCAGTTAGATTAGTGTTATTCTGCCTGTCGTATATTTGCGTTGTTTCGTAGTTGACATTGAGATATGTTTTTGTGTGAATAACGTTCGGCATATTCTCTACAGTCAACATGACCTTTTCGCGGATCTTGTCAATGTAAGATTGGTTATCAATGTGAAATGCTTCAAATGGTATTACAAATTTTACCATCTTACCATGAAGCAGCCAATCCAGCTTTTTGCCTAAATCTACATAATCACTTTCATGCGGTTCTAAGAAGGCGCAGTTGATTGTGGTTTTCATAAATTTATTAGCAAAGTTTTTGATTCTGGGATGCAGAAGTATATCATCTCTGTTTTCAGCAGTCATGATATCTGTTGGACCGATTGCAAGATTCATAGCATTAAAGCCGTTAGAATTCATTTCGTCTACAAGTTTATCTAGCTGATCGAATTCTGCTGAAGACGGCAAACGTCCGCTTATCTTATCGATATGACAACCCGTGCAACTGAATTTACAGCCGTGAGCGATATCAAGTGTAAAATCAATTAGTTTTTGCATTCGCTTCTCGTACCCAAAAATCTTCGTTATACCGTTTAAAGCCATACTTCTTCATCATTTTATGATGATAAGCTTCGTGTGATATTGTCATTTGGTTCATATACATATGTATAGAATTAAGATAAGTAGCTGATGGACATATCATTCTCTTGTCACCGAACATGACTACAACGTCTGCCCATACTTTTCGAAGCCATCTTCGTATTTCTACGCTCGAGCGCCTCTTCATGTAACCAGGATATTTTACGGTTCCTAGGATAATCTCATCCTCATACGGCCAAATTAAGACAACCGCTTTTTCAATCTTCCACAATTCATTACAAGTAATCCACTGTGGTTCTGACTTTACTTTGAAACAGTCATCAGCAATATCCGGATCAGTATCTCGTGTTCCCCACCATATTAACATATGGCCGGTTTCTTTGCACAGTCGAGGAACGTACGGATACACAGTTGGTATATCATCAGCAACAACATCAATATTATCGAGTAGTTTAACGTTGAGCGGGTTTGATGCCTCTGTGTAGTCGTACATCGTCAATATATCTGTGCGTAAGTTTGTAGACGCACTCATCCAATTCCTCCATAAACTTATAATCATGTCTCATAAAACAACCCATGCCGCATCTACCGAAATACTCACATGCCAAACAGTTATACTTACTTATAAATTTATGTTCTATACCTGTGTTATCAGTCTTCTCTATTTTGCTGGAGTACTGCTTTATTGACTTGTCATCTTGGACAAGATTGCCACATAAACACATCGTACCGTCTGCAAGAACTAATTTACTCGTCCTGCAAGTCAAATAGTTAAAATCGTTTTCAATCCACGAATTCACCGGTTCTGTCTTAGGATATTTGTCTATCAAGTGTTTAAAGAACTGATACAAAAGCGTGTCGGATACAAATTGATACTGAGCTGATTGATCTGGCATATAGTAATCAAAGTAAATATATTTTCCAGCTTTGTATAGTTCATCAAAGTACGGATCACCGTACTTCAATAAGTGTTCCACATTCGGTTTAGACATAAGCATACTAATACATTGCACTTTGTCTTTGTAGTAATCCATGCTTCTTTTAAACGTTTCAAACGTAGTTTTGTTGAATCGGCCACGTGGATCATATGATGTTACAAGGTGTGCATCGATGTTGTTTAGACGAGAAAACTCGAATAAGTCGTCGATGTAATCGTACTTATCAGTGATAAGATTAGTTACCCAGTTTATTTTGAAGCTCTTATTATATTTCATACATAGATCGCGAATACCAATACTAAGATCTTTGTATGCGTTGAGAATGCTCTCATCGAAGAGTTCAGGCGCAAATACTTCTCCGCCCATAGCATTGAATATAACCGAATCTCTTTTTTCTTTTTGCAAGAATTTTTCTATAGGCTCTAACTTATTCGTGATAGTGTCTATGCCAACTTTTATGTCGTGGTCTTGCCAGCAGAATGCACATGATATATTACAGTACTCAAACAAATGGAGTGTGTACTCCTGTTCGAAGTCTCTTTTTCTTGTTAAGATATCACTTTGCATTATTCAAAAACTATAAATTTTCTCAGCTTATCTGTATCGCCACTCTTGTAGAGTCGTAGAATATGTTGAATGGTAAATCCGTTTACTGTCTCGAGAAGAACGTTATAGAATATACCATCTGCATAGTTGATCGAAGCTTCAACTTCTATCATGCTGTCGAGCAAAGCATCAGTGAATTCACCACGAATACAATCTAAAAATTGCCACTTATATCCATCTCTTAGTAGTGGTGACACACTTGTATGATCTGGAGTAGAAGTATCAAAACTATAATGTGACCCTAAAGCAGAGGTGAACATTCGAAGTGTTTCTACGTCATCTTCGGTCATGTTTTCAAATACAAAGTTGCTATTCGAAGAATGCTTCGCCAACTCGACGGTCTTATATAAACGTTTTGACAAAAAGAACTCTACGATATCACTATTATCCTCGGACAAATCAGAAAGATTGTCAAACGAATACCTATGCTCTAATTGAACTCTTTCTGCAAAATCATCATTAGTATAATAAGATAGGAAAGTGCCCTTGTATTCTAAGAGAATACCGTCAAAATGCTTTCTCATTATTCTTTTAAGTGAAGTTTTTAGCTCGTCTTTAAAGGTACCATTGTAAATATAGTTGGCAAGCAAATACTCGATACCAAGAATATTCTTATGCTTCTCACAAAATGCAGTTCGGACGGATTCATCTAGGTCTAGATCTATAACACTATTCAGTTCAGGTCTAATTAACTCTGGATCAATAGAGTGAGTTATGTATCTTGATCCTGAGCTCGAGATCAAAGAAGTCTTATAAAACAGGTTATACTTTTGCACGTTCGCGTTATATATCTTAAAACAAGTGTCAACATCAATATTAGCGAGCGTAAGCTTAAACCATAACGCTTGTATTTTTGGAAGAGCCACCGCATCCGCGTAGATGTAAACAGATCTACCGGTTTGGCTTGAAGATTCGATTAGGTCTTCGAAAAATTGAACAAAGTCTTCACCAACTACGTCTTCGACCGTGTGGCCAAACTTATGTAAAGTACCACCCATGATCTTTTCAATAAACTCAAAGGCGGCAAATCCATTTTCTTCAGAAATTATAACTCGATCATGTGCCATGTCAATAGTAAAATCTGGAGCAAGATATACCTTGCCGATTAAGTGGAACATTTTTCTAACTCCTGAATGTCGTTTTGAATTTCAATCAACGATGACATGATACTGTTATTATATTCTTCCTTAGTCACAACTCCATTTGCTATACCCCATGTTAATAGGAACATTGGATTATTCTCGTTTGCCCAGTAGGAGTAAAGATTTTGGCCCTTAAACATATAGTCGTTGAAGTATTTAGAGTAGTATGCCAAATTTGATTCATCGGTGGATTCAAAGAATACATAAAACTCTTCATGCTTTAACAGACTGACAAAGTTTATACCTACCGTGCTGTCTGTATCATTGTGTTGATATTCTTGAATACTCTCTTTGATATTCTCATCATTGAGAATGTACATGTTGTACAGCAGTAATGACTCGAGTTTGTTTGTCCATTGATCAAGTAAATCGCCCAACTTTTCAACAATCTCTGGAGTAAATTGCTTCTTGAGATTTTTTCTTTGTAATAGCATATCTATAACTCTGATCTCAAGCGACTCTATATTTACGATATGGTTAAATTTCAAATAAGCTTCAACCATCTCGTAAAGAGACTCATTGTTATCGTAGATAATATCGCACGGTAAATCTAGATTACCTAAATAGATCAGTAACTTTTCGCCCTTTAAATCAGACGCTGCATAGTCAATAAGATATTTGGTGTTTTTGTCTTGAAAATAAACTTTCAGGTCTTCGATACCAATAGGCGCTTTAGTTGTTATAATATTCATAGTATAATCCTTATCTACGGCCCCGAGAGCTATGGCAGTTGGCATGGCAAGATGCGTGACAAACGTTGACTTGTTCTGTATGGATGGTATCCCTCGCTGTGCCATAAGCAGTTCTTAGGTTTGTGAAGAACGTTTCTAGGTTAGCCGTAGTAATACTACTGCTTGTCACTATACCGGTGTTTGCAGTTGCAGCGAGTGTTTGCACATAGGTAGTGTTTAAGTTAGCCTTTGATGTTTCATCATAAATGATACCTGGGCCTTGACCGAAAATTGGCCCGAGATCATCACGGGTGTTAACGATGGTGTCGACACTAGACACGCCGTCGTTTGGCTGGCCCGTAAGCAATCCGGTTCCAGTGATATTTAATACTGCTCTTAATTTACGAAGCCGTGTATACGCAGCAGTTTCTGTGCGAAGAACACTTACAATAGTAGCAGCAGTAATTTCTGAACCAGATCCGCCTAGGTTTGTGCCGGTAATAGCTATAGCTCTACCGGCGGTTGTAGTACCGCCAAAAATAGCTGGAAAATACGATGAGTACGTGCCAAAGGGTAAAGCATTTGTACCGAATACAATGCTAGCATTCCCGCTCGCAACTACGTAATCAGCGAATCGGTCAACAATGTTCTGGGCGTTTATATTATCTGTTAGGGTTGCCATACTTATCCTACCTTAGCCAATAGCTTCATTAAACTCTTCGGAGCTCCACAAACATCTCCTTGCCATTCAAGCTGGTGACAATCACCGTTACAGTATTTAAACACCGGACAAGAATAGCACTTAGGATTTCTACTTCGTTCTTCAACGATATTGAGAATCCTTCTTGGACTATTTATAATACTCGTGATAGAATCGTTTATCGATCCAAAGTTAAACTCGGGTGCAGCATTTGGACATCCTGAGATAGTACCGTCTGCGTTAAGTGTAAAAATCTTTTCTTCACAATCACGACAAAAGGTACCGCATGAGTTATAACCGTTTTCAAATTTTGCATATACATTTTCTAGGTTTTCGTTGTCGAACCAGCCTCGAGCATCGTATTTAACTGTATCATTGTGCATCTCAAGGAACCAGTTGTCGAGTTCAATGTTCGTTGGAAATATCTCTGGAAATAGCTTTGCCGATCCGTTGCTTGTAAGCCTTTCGAATGACACTTCTTGTACACCTAATCTGCGAATCCATCTCAGCAATACGATAGGCTTGTAAGCAATCGTCTGTTTCGTGACACTAATAAACAGCTTGATATGTATACCTTCACGCTGCAAAGTTTTCAGGTTATCGTACCACAGCCTGTATTGCTTAGAATTTGCGAATCTAATTTTAGGATCCCATGACGTACCTAGTCTACCACCAAGATCGTTTTTGATAAAATCGATGTGCTCTTGTTTTAACTTATAGACAAGATTCGTTGTTGCGCCAAAAGATTGATTCGGTGACAGATGCTTACAAGAGTCAACGACATATTTCATCTGTGATACTGGTACTAAAAACGGTTCGCCACCATGGAACTCATAGTGTGCAGTATCATCTGGTTTAAATTTTTCTTTATGGAATGCATGAATCCAGTTAGATACTTTGACCGGATCAAAATACACCTTAGCACCATTAATACCATTCGTGAAACAATGACTGCAATTCAGATTACATGTTTCGGTAGTTTTAAGATAGAACATCCAGTTCATTCATCTTATCCTTCAAAAATCGCTCTAATCCAAAACTCAGTGTAAGAGCATCATATTCATTTAGTGCTATGTGCGGAGTATTATATGGTATATATACGTACGACCCAGGATGAATATCAATAGTACTATCTACTATCTGCATCCTCTTAATACCTTCACAGCAATGAATCACGACGTGGTCTGGGTCGGTATGCATTGGAAAGGATGGTGATCCAGCAGGAGAAATGAACATGTGGCACGTGACTGGTCCGTCATGTAAGTAAGACTTGGCGTATAATCGGCCTTGGTTAAAGATCTCAGTTGAGAATCTTTCCATACCTTCAACTTTGATTGAACTGCCATTTGCTCTGTGACGAATAAGATCGCCGAAGTTAAATACATCATGTTGTAAGTGTTGTGCATCAATAGCTTTTACAAGCTTTTGTTCATATAGAAGCGTATGGGAAAGGAACCCATACGCTTGATCAGTTGTTATCATAAAATAATCGCTTCCACCAAGCCGTTGTCGCTATCTGCTAGCGCGATTGCAAAGGTCCATGCAGCAGATGAATTATTAACTTCTGCAAAACCTTTCTCAGAGGATGGAGTCAATCTGTCTCCCTTTTTCACGGTTCCAATAATCTTGACTGGAACTCTACCCTTAAGTGCAATTGCGGTGCCGCCTTCTAAGCCATCGTTCATAAGATAAGCTGGGTTTTCCGAAACAACACCGATGACTGAATGAGCAGTTTCAGGTGTAGCTGCTGTTACTTCGGCTTCTCCACCAACGCTCATTACTGTACCTACTGGGTATTCATCATCAGCAAGATACTTTTCTGCAAGGTCGGCGTAACGTGCAGATGTAGCAGTACCATACATAACTGCCCAACGCGATAAAGGCGAACCAAGATCGTAAGTATTGTTAACAGATGGGATAATATCGAGAGCTTGAGTAGTTCCTCTTAGATCGATATTAGAAGTCGAGGCTCCAATTGTAACATTTCCACCATCAACATTTAAGTTAAGTGTTGATGCAGTGTCGTCTAAACGTGCTTGAATCTCATTATTATCCATAACGAGATGAATATTATCGAAAAGGCCAATTTGCAAAGCGTGGCCAGTTGAAGTAGTGTTTGCCTCAGTCGTAGAAGTTAGGCTTAATCTTGGAGCAGTTACTACACCGGTAAAGGTTGGAGAAGCAACATCAGCCTTAACTACAATGTCAGCAGCAATCTCTGCGTTCACAAAGGCAGTAGTAGCAATCTGTGTGGTATTTGTCCCGACTGCTGCGGTTGGAGCTAGAGGTGTTCCAGTAAATGTCGGTGACGCGATATTAGCCTTAGTTACAATATCATTAGCAATCTCTGCGTTCACAAAGGCAGTTGTAGCGATCTGAGTAGTGTTCGTGCCTACAGCTGCAGTTGGAGCTAGAGGTGTTCCAGTAAATGTTGGTGACGCGCTGAATACTAATGATCCAGTACCAGTTTCATCTGAAATAACACCAGCAAGCGCAGATGAGGTAGTAGCTGCAAACTGAGCTAGAGTACCACCAGTGATTGCCATTGTACCGGTTTGAAGTGTTACGTTGCCATCTGGAAGTGTAATGGTTCTGTTTGCAGCAAGTTCGCCGACTACAACTGAATGCCAGTTCGTGGCAGTATTATCCCAAACACGAAGTGTACCGGTACCAGGTTTTATATCGATGTTACCAGCTCCGACGCCGGTATCAAGAGCAATTGAACCAGTACCCTTTGTCTGAACACTAAGGTTAACGTTTGTGTCAGATCCGGCAGTTGTGATAAGAACATCTTGTGCAGTATTCGCGGCTCGAACTTGTAGATGGTTAACAGGCAGAGATTGTGCTGTGCCGTCAATAATATTCGCACCACTTGTGGTGCGAAGTGTATTAATCTCAACGTTTGCAGTACCATTGAAACTTACAGCGTTAATAAATCTTGGTGTTTGAAGCGCTGTTGCTGTGTTCGCATTGCCATTGATCGAACCAATAATGGTTGATTCAAAAGTTTTTGCTCCTGCGATATTTTGCGCGGCGGTTGTGATGATACCAGACGCAGTATTCGAAGCAGAAGGAATAGTAACTCCAGTACCGGTCGAAGAGTTAATAACTGGACCTGCTGTGGTACCTGCAGTTGTAGTAAGGCTTGTACCAGCTGGAAGAGTTACAGTCTTAACGTTAACTGCGGTGATATGGCCTGTCGCGTTCGTTGTAACACCATCAACCGCTGTGAAAGTACCAGCATAGGTTGACGAAGCTGTAGATGTAGTATCTGACCGAGTCGTGTTGTTGTGGCTAATGGTAAGTATGTCGTCTGCTGCTAAGAGAGATGTGATATACGTACCAGATGCAATCTGCAGAGTATCGCCAGAAGTGATAGTGTATGTGTTAGCGCCACCGTCTTGAATAGTCCAAGAAGTATAGTTATCGTATTCGCTTGATACTGGAATATTGAAGTAGTTGACGCCATTGTTAGTGAACGTCCAACGATCAGTACTTTCATTCCAAAGTACTACGGCGTTATTCGCATCGCCCCGCTCGATTTCAACGCCAGCATTTTGGTTAGGAGCACCGGTTACATCAGCATTAAGCGTAACAATATTATCTCCAACATTTAGAGTTTGAGTATTAATATATGTCGTAGTACCTGATACGGTAAGATCGCCTGATACTGTAAGACCACCTGATACTGTAAGACCACCTGAGATAACAGCGTTATTAGCGTTTATATCATTCACAGTAATGCTATTTGTAGTCGTATTGCCTCTTGATGTTACTGAAGCAAGAGTATCAGCTTCAGTCGCAGTGATAGTGATAGTATCGGTCGTAGCATTTGTGGTGATAGTCGTAATTCCAGCACCAACAAGAGTAAGGGTATCTGTCAAACTATCAGAGATAACTGTACTTTGACCAGCTACTGCAATGTTTGTGAATGATGTTTGTGGGTATCTCAGATCTAGATCGGTTGACGTAATAGTACGACCGGTTACGTGGCCAAACGCGTCAAAGGTAAGTGATATGTCTTGTAGCACATTACCAGCAGAGTTATCTACTGATAGGTTCGTAACTGTTGAAGTATTCGCGTGAGCGATTGCAGCAATAGTACCTTCACCAGCAACACCTGTGAAGGTAAGTCCGCTTGATCCGTTAGCAACACCAGGAGTTGTCACAGAAAGAGTGCCGACATAGTTACCGGTAGTATCAGTGCCAAGAGCAACTGAGTTAGGTTGAATGGTGGTTGAAATGCTTATCGTATTGCTAGAAAGATCTGTGAGCGTAGCGCTAGCAGTACCTTGGACGTCGCCGGTTAGTGTGACAGTTACAACCGGATCCGGTTTGTCTGTAATACTTGACCATGCAACGTTAGCTACTACGTTATTCGCGTAAACAGTTTTCCAATTGAGAGAACCAGTACCGATATCATATGAGTTGTTTACGTCAGGTACAACACTACCAATAATAGTAGCATTTGTAAGAGTTAGGTCATCTGTGACTGTAGAGTGAGCTGTTGTCGCGTTGTTAAGAGATAGCTGAGCATCGCCGGTGTTAAGTATTGTTGTACCAGTCACAGTGAGGTTATTAATAGTAGCCGTACCGCCAACAGTCATGTTATTTGTAATTGCAGCATCAGGAGCAGAAATACGATTTCCGGTTCCCGTAATATTTACGTTAGCAGAAGCTTCAACTATACCGCCAACATATAACTTTTTCGCTACTGCAAGGCCACCTGCGGTTTTAAGCGCAGCGGCTGTGGTTGAAGTCGCATCTGTCGCATTCGTGACATCCACTAAACCACTCGCATTGATTGCTGTGGTAGAAGTTGTACCGGTAACACTTAACGTACTTGCAAGAGTAGCAGCACCAGTGACACCAAATGTTCCGCCGACATTTGCATTCGACGTAACGTTAGCCGTACCGATAACGTTTAGATTAGTTCCAGAGAAAGTGACGTTAGCGCTGTCGACAATCTCGCCGCCTACTCCAACATAAGGAATTCTTGTAGCAGTAAGGTCGCGAACCATAAGTGACGCAGTGTTCGCCTGAGTGTTAACAGTAAGAGTATTCGAAATAGTAGCTGAGTTTACTACTGTAAGGATACCATCAACGTTTACGTTCGCATTAAAATCTGATACAGCATTTACGTTGAATACATCTGTCGGTGCTGCGCCCACTGTAGTGTTTGCTAGAGTGGTAACACCCGCGACGTTAAGGGTACCTGAAACAGTCGCGTTCGTCGACACTCCGAGCGTACCTGTAACCGAAACACCAGTACCGCTTGTAGCTAATCTTGCAGTGTTATCGTGGAACAGTGTTACTGCGCCATCGCGAACAAACGTTGCCATTGTCTCAGTGGCAGTTGAGTTAGATGTTTGAATGTCTAATTGAGAAGCATCGATCTTAAGATTGCCAGTTCCTGCATCAGTGATATAGCTATGTGATCCATCATGATAGATTTGTAGATCAGCACCTGTACCAACAACGATATAGTCATTATCAGAAAATACTGCGTTTGAACTAAATGTAGCGACTCCAGTGACAGCAAGTGTGCTAGCCAGAGTAGCAGCCCCGGTTACACCGAATGTTCCGCCAACGTTCGCATTTGAGGTGACATTCGCAGTACCAATGATGTTTAGGTTAGTTCCAGAGAACGTTACGTTCGCGCTATCGACGATTTCTCCAGCAACTCCAACGTACGGGATTCTCGTGGCAGTAAGATCTCTGACCATAAGAGATGCAGTATTTGCTTGAACGTTAACAGTAAGGGTATTTGAAACGGTAGCAGAGTTTGCCACAGTAAAGATACCGTCGACATTCACGTTTGCATTAAAGTCAGATACCGCGTTAACGTTGAGTGCATCAGTAGGTGCATCACCAATCGTAGTATTAGCTGAAGTAATATTGACAAGAGCACCACTAAAGATGGCATTCGCTGTCTGGGTGAGGATACCATCAATGTTTACGTTAGCATTGAAGTCTGACGTCGCGTTCACGTTTAATACGTCGGTAGGTGCATCACCAATCGTAGTATTAGCTGAAGTAATATTGACAAGAGCACCAGAGAATATTGCGTTAGCAGTCTGAGTTAGAATGCCGTCAATGTTTACGTTAGCATTGAAGTCTGATACAGCATTCACATTCAATCTATCTGCAGGAGCATCACCGATGGTAGTGTTAGCACTCGTAATGTTAACAAGAGCGCCGTTAAAGGTCGCATTTGCAGAGAAGATTGATTCAGCAATTACGTTGAACTTATCGGTGCCGGAATCACCGATCGTAGTATTAGTAGATGTTACAGTGAATAGTACGCCATCAATGTTTACGTTAGCATTGAAGTCTGATACAGCGTTAACCGTAAGCGCATCGCTTCCATTGAAGCCAAGAGTAATTACATCAGCGTTTGCGTTAAATGTTGCTGACGTGAAAATAGTGTTTGATGTAACATCAAAGGTAGTGCCATCGATATCTACACGAGTTCCTGTAAATTCTGAGTTTGTGCGTACAAACAACTGACCAGCGTTAATCGTGGTATTTGCTGCAGAGATGAGAACAGTCTTAGACGAGTTAATCGCAACGTTACTTGTGAATGTAGTATTGTTCGAGTTCACAGTAAAGTTATCGGTGTTAGCCGAGATACGAACGAGTGGCGATTCAGAGAAGATTGTATTCGAAACGACAGTTAGATCACCCGGAATACTTACAGATCCGCCTCGTAAGTTATTCGAAGCAACTAACGTATTTGCAGAAAGGATGCCCTGAAGATGAGCATTACCAGTAGTGTATCCACCAACTGTTACGTTCGGCTGAGGTTGACTTACTGACGTAAGTACGACCGTACCCATATCAAACACAAGAGCGTTTGTGGTGTCAATCCATGAGGCGAAAGTGTCCGTTGCCTCAACGTTTGCGCCTGCAGCCAAATAGATGTGTGCCTTTGCCATTACTGCTTACTCGCTCCTAATTCTAGTACTGCTTGACGAATGTCTAACATCATCGCCATTATGTCCTGCACATTACGCTCAAGTTTATCCAGACGCAATGTATCTTCTTTCTTTCGTTTGTGCTCTGCGAGAGCTCTTCTATTTGTATTTATTAGAGCTCTCGTAGTAATGTCGCGAGAATAGTCTTTTTCTTCAGTTTGAATGTGTTCTTGCATTATGACAACGCCAATACTCTGAGATCTTTCAGACGAGGTACAAGGCTGTAAGAGTTCGCGAGAAGTACAATCTTAACTGCAAAGTATTTGTAGTTAGTGTAAAGTGCGCCAGATGGATCTTTGTAGTTAATAGTATCACCATTCAGATAGGCGCCTAGACCATTTCCAAGTGTAGTAGTACCAAGCTGATATTCAAACTCACGATAATCTTCGCGGTTAACAGAGGATGAAGTTGAATCTGTTTCAGGCTTGATGTATAATCTCGTCCATTCAACTTCTTTAAAGTTACGCGAATCGGTAGAAGACAAGAACTTTGCATAAACACGAATGTCTGTACCAGTTGGTCTATACGCACCAAGTAGAACACGAATATCTTCGGCGTCCATACCATCTGCGAGTTGAATCATTCTTGAAACATATTTAGAATCTGCATCACCGAGGCCAATTCTTTCTAGACTATCTGTCGCAGTGTTGTTCACCATATATTCGCCAATCATAACCGATGATGCATCTAGATTGACGAGAGGAGAAGTATCTCTTGTTGTAGTAGAAGTATTTAACATATCTACGGTAAGAGTAAAGGAGGCGACACCGGTGTTATTACTTCTACTTTGAATAACATACGAGTCATTTGTCAAGTAGTTAATAGCGTTAAAGGATATGTCACGTGATGCGGTTGTAGCACCATCGTACAACTTACTCGCAGTAAGAGTTGTACGAGTCTTCGAGAAGTTTGCTCTGTTAATCATTGGCTGCATGTAGCTAATATTTAAATCATCTACACTTACCACACTGACTGTAGCGCCCGAGGTTTCTCCACGAACAGTATTTCCGGCGGCAAAAATGTTTGAAGGCACTGCAGTAGATCCTTCGAGAATCATTTTTGCAGGTTCATTTGCATCGAAGTAACTAAGCTTTCCAACTGGTGATGTGTAGTGTGCAGCAAGAGCAGAAACAGAGTAACGAGATGGCTCAAATAGCGTAATTTGTGTATCACTGTTAATCGTCTTAATCTTAAGCGTTTGATACGTAGAACCATTAAACGTAATAATATGGCTACGACCAAAGTACTCAGTACTAAACGCTGTACCAGTGCCAGATACAATGCTGCTTCCTTCTACAAGCGTTACCGTACCTGTAAGGAAAGAACCTTTCTGGATGAACACATCTTCTGCATCGGCAAATGTACCGGTCAGATTAGAGATTGTAAAGAACTCATGATTATCATTTGTTAATGTAGCGCTGCCTGATGCAGTACTAAATCTTGCTGCATAAAGAGTAAACTTTAAGTTCTCATTTTGATAAGGTGTCCATGTTCTAGCGTTAGTTGAAGTAAATAGAACACCGGCATTTGAGTCTGCAGTAACTGCAACGTTTGTGTCTACGTCTCTTTCACCAGTTCGTGATATCCACATTAAGTAATCTGGATCGTTACCATCTGGCGCAATGACAATCGCATATTCAATATCAGTGCGCAGAGCAACCGGCGCTTCAAATGTTATCGTAGTTGCGGTTAACGCGTTTGAAGCAGGAGTGGTGGTCGGAGCATTTACTTGGCTTGCATTCAGATAAACAGATGCGAATGGTAAAGCTGGTCCTGTTGGGAATCCATTTTGTACTTCACGAATCTGAATACCGACACCTTTACCAGCTCTACTCTTTTTTGCAAAGTATAGATCGAGCTTAGTAATATAGACATTAGTGTCTGACGAAGCATCTGGATCAATGATAAAGGTTTGGGCAAGAGGATCAGAACCTCTCGCACGAGTTTCTGTGGTGACCGTCGTATCAATACTAAACTGAGGAGGTATAGTCGTTGTTGACAAGCTCGTCTTAGTTACGGCAAAGTTGAAAGCGCTGTAGTTCGTAGATGCATAGGAAGTAGCAGCATCCTTATCAGCAATATCTGGAACATCAAGGATCTCTAACTTTCTGTCACCAACAAAGAATCTATTTGCTGGAAGTCTAAATACTGCTCGTAGAACACCGTCTGAATCAGATTGAATTACTCTAGCACTTCCGTCAAACGCTTGTGTGCGTTCTACAACTACACCTGCTGCGAGTTGGGCAGCATCAGCATCAGCTCCGTTTACTACACTATTGTTAACGTCAACACCATCAAAGTAAAAGTAGAATCGAGTATTTGGTCGTAAGCTGACAACACGGATCTGAATATCACGGCTTCTCATATAAGGAAGGAAGTTTACATCAGTAACAAAATCGCCAAGATTTTCAGTAGTCGCTTCGCCTGCTCCAACTTCAAGTTCTCTTGTGGTGATCTCAGTAACTCTTCTAGTGAGCTGAGTACGCTGAGTTGTCGTGAGAGGTATAAATTGATTTAGTGCTTGAGTAAATTCAATGAATGGAGTAGCTAAATCAGTTTCGAAATTAACAGCTGGCGCACGCACGGTGTCAGGTCCAGTATCGTATGCAGGGTTGATTTGCATCTTACCAACATAGTTATAGAAACTGGTTGTGCAGTTTTTCAGCGCAGTACCATATGGCTGAGAAGCTGATTCGAGAACGTAATCAGTCTTGTTAAGCGTTACAGCTTTAGTTCCAAATCTTGTAACATTTGTTCCAGTAGAATATTTTAGATTAAGATTATACTGGCGAATCTTTGGAGTTATATTATCGAGAGTTCTGTCAATAGCGGCGGCGAACTCTCCCCCGTTGACATCAGCTAATATCAAATTCTTAAAATTATCTACAAAGATACCGTTCTTAAAACGATCAGCACCAGAGGCGTCAGTAACGAGGAAGTCTTTTGCGTTGTTCTCAAGAAGCGACAGCGATGTGTAATATTCAAGATTCGAAATACGTTTATCAATATCACCAATATCTTTCATGGTATAGCGACGGGTTTGATTCGACGAGATGGTTATACCATATTCAGGTTTACCAATTCTATTTGCGCTATTAGTATCAAGAGTTGGGAACGGCGGAATATCTAAACGCGCCAGTAACATGCCCTTTGTTGGCTCTGGCGGATATGAAGAGTTCTCAGCTGGCCGACCCTTTACTAATTCAAAGTCACCATTCTGATCAATGACAAGAAGATCTTTTCTGCTTAAGTAATAAGAATACTTAGTATTGATCTTTTGTCTTGGAGCCGGGAATTCGAGATTATCAAACGTTTCAGTAGCGCTAGGGTTAGATGTGGCGCTTGATGCAGTTTCAGAATACGCTGCAGTGTTTGAAGCGTATGGACGAAGATCAATAACATCTCTTAAGTAGTACTTATTTCCATCCGCTGCGGTGTAAGAAGGAATATTTTCTGTGCGAATAGCATTTGATGGAAGTGTAGTGGATGTATCATCGACTGGATAACTGTCAACAGTAAAGAAGTGGCCGATAGGATCGTTTTTCTTAAACACCT